CTTGTCTTGTACGCAGTACCGTGCCAAACTTCAGCGCGAGATCCCATTAATCTTTCATATGTCTTACCTTTAATAGCATAATGTCCATGTGCGTTTTTAGTATATCTTGTCATATCTATAAAATAGAAAAAGAAAATAAATTTTATATTTGCGGAAGGATTTTTATTTAACTGAAACAACTGAAACAACCGAAACAACCGAAACCTAAAATTTATTTCGAGGTGGAGCCCCACTTCCACCAGGTTGTCCTTCCGTTGTTCCTAAATAAGTAACTAATAATCCCCTGTTTGTATAATCATTACCAAAGTGAGTATTCTTACTGTTACCTAAACCATTTGTATTAATTACATTTGCAATTCGCATAGCATTAGATTGATTCGTGTTATTGACCAATAAATTTTTATTATGATTACCTGTTTCACATTTANNACTATTTAATCTAGAATTTGCACGCCCATAAAATCGAATGCAACTCTTTTCNCTCCCCTTTTCTTTACCATCATCATCATTATATGTATAACTGTTATAAATATAATTCGCAACATCAATGTTGGACATTGACATCATTGTCTAGTATATGTATATGTATATCTATATCTATAGATAGTTATATATTATACACGCCTTAAAAATTATATGTTTTATACACAATCATATAATTTTTTGGTCAAAATATCAATTTATTGTTGCATTTGATGCATAGGCATTTGTTGTGGTTGTCTCATAGGCATTCTCATATTGTTATTCATTGGTAAACCTACAGATCTTTTCCATACAAATTTATATGTAAAATGGAAAACAATGGCAAATACAATTGCATGGACTAAAGCAACAGTGTATTTGTTACCCTTTGGTGGTAATCTAAGAAGAACACTTGGTGTTAAGATGAAAAAAAGGACGGCAACGTAGATAGTAAAAAACCAATTCATGTTTTGTTAAACTGTTATTATATAATAGTATGATATTATTTTACTAAATACAATAAAATAAATAAAAAAGAAAATTGAAAAGAATTTTATTCATTCAGTAATATGTATATAGAAACATACATACAACAAATAACAAGCGTTAAATCCTACGATCATTTTAATAAATAGAATCAATCAAATAACAAACCGCCAAAACAACCGCAAACATGACAACAACATCTACAGATCTTTCACAAAAATACCAAAAAAAGACAGACAAACAACACATCTTAGATAATCCAGATACATATATTGGTTCTATTGAAGAAGTAGATACAGATGCATGGATTCTTTCTGAAACAAACGACAAAATCATTCAAAAAAATATTCGTTACATTCCCGGATTATACAAACTATTTGATGAAGGCATTGTAAATTGTCGTGATCATGTTATTCGCATGAAACAAGCCGTCACCAACAAAGCACCCAATGCAATCGAAGTATCCAACATTGATATTCAAATCGATGATGATGGAACAATAACCATGTTTAACGACGGTAATGGTATCGACGTAGAAAAACATCCAGAATATAATATTTGGATTCCTGAGATGATTTTCGGTCATTTACGTACATCTACTAATTATGATAAAACAGAAAAGAAAATCGTTGGTGGTAAAAATGGTTTCGGTTTTAAATTAGTATTAATTTGGTCTTCCATTGGTTCGATTGAAACAGTGGATCATGTCCGTGGATTAAAATATTGTCAAACATTTCGCAACAATCTCGATGAAATTTGCCCACCGGTTATTACTAAATGCAAAAATAAACCATATACAAAAATCACGTTCAAACCAGATTATCAACGTCTAGGGTTAGGTCTCAACAATACTAAAAACCTAGATCCTGACATGGTAGCCCTATTAAGGAAACGTGTTTATGACATTGCAGCAGTAACCGATAAAACAATGAAAATCAAATACAATTCGCAACCAATTCCAGTGAAAAATTTCCAACAATATATTGACATGTATATTGGAAGCAAACAAGATGCACCTCGTGTTTATGAAGAAAATGAAGCCAACGTCAGATGGGAATACGCAGTTGCGCTTTCACCAACGCATGAGTTTATCCAGGTTTCATTTGTCAATGGTATTTATACTTCAAAAGGAGGTAAACACGTCGAGTATATATTGAATCAAATCACACGTAAACTATGTGCGTTTATCGAAAAGAAGAAAAAAATCACAGTCAATCCAAATAGTATCAAAGAACAGCTCATCCTGTTTTTGAGATGCGACATTGAAAATCCGGCATTCGATAGTCAAACTAAGGATTTTATGAATACGCCATCCAGCAAATTCGGATCTTCCTGCACAGTAAGCGATAAATTCATTGAGAAAATCGCCAAGATGGGTGTTATGGATGCAGCATGCGCATTAACAGAAATCAAGGAAAACAAAGCAGCAAAAAAAACAGACGGTTCAAAAACAAAAACAATTCGTGGTATTCCGAAATTAATCGATGCGAACTGGGCAGGAACAGAAAAATCAGCACAATGTACAATTATATTGTGTGAGGGAGATTCAGCCAAAGCAGGTATTGTTTCTGGATTATCGTCGGAAGACAGAAATATTATCGGTGTTTATCCGATGAAGGGAAAAATCCTCAATGTTCGTGGAGAGAATACGAAGAAAATATCGGAGAACAAAGAAATCGCGGAAATAAAGAAAATCTTAGGATTAGAATCAGGACGCAAATACAAAAACATGGAAGACGTTCATAAAAATCTAAGATATGGCAAGGTGCTTTTTATGACAGATCAAGATGATGATGGATCTCATATCAAGGGATTGGGTATTAATATGTTCGAATGTGAATGGGGATCATTATTAGAAATTCCTGGTTTTATCGGTTTCATGAATACACCGATTTTAAAAGCGCGCAAAGGAAATCAAGAATTAGTATTTTATAACAATGGCGAATATGAGAGTTGGAAGATCGGGGGCCAGCAAACTGGAAGTCTAGACGGGTGGAAGATCAAATATTATAAAGGGTTAGGTACGAGTACAGGAAAAGAGTTCCGTGAGTATTTCGAGAAGAAGAAAATCGTTGGTTTCGAATTCTCGGACACTACGAGTTCAAATACAATCGATATGGTGTTTAACAAAAAGCGTTCAGATGATCGTAAAGAATGGTTGGAAAATTATGATCGCACAAGTTATCTGGACACAAGTAAATCACAAGTATCCTATGATGATTTTATCAACAAGGAACTGATCCACTTTTCAAAATATGATTGTGATCGTAGTATTCCGAATTTAATGGATGGTCTAAAAATCAGTTTAAGAAAAATATTATACTCGGCGTTTAAGAAGAAACTGAACACAGAAATAAAAGTAGCACAGTTTTCAGGTTATGTTTCTGAGCATTCCGGATATCATCATGGTGAGGCCAGTTTAAATGCTGCAATTGTAGGTATGGCGCAAAACTATGTGGGTTCAAACAACATAAATCTGTTAGTTCCTAGTGGTCAATTTGGAACACGTCTGCAAGGTGGTAAAGACAGTGCATCGGAAAGATATATATTCACATATTTAAATACAATCACACGTATGATTTATCGTGAAAATGACGATGCAATTCTAAAATATTTAGATGACGATGGGTTTTTAGTAGAACCCATATTTTATGCACCAATCATTCCAATGATTTTAGTGAATGGAACAAAGGGTATTGGTACAGGTTTTAGTACAGACATCATGTGTTATAATCCGGCTGAAATTATTCAATATTTAAAGAACAAACTCACCAATAGTACTACCCCACCCACACAAGAGTTCATTCCATATTATGAAGGGTTCAAAGGAACCATTATTAAAATACAGAGTGACGGAACCACGACACCCAACAATACAATAAGCCCCAAGTTTTTGATAAAGGGAAAATATGAAGTTGTAGGTCCAGATAAAATACGTATTACAGAATTACCAATTGGAACATGGACCGATGATTATAAAGAGTTTTTAGAATCATTGATAGATAGCGTTGATAAATCTGGCAAAAAAATAACGCCTATTATTAAAGATTATGACGACATGAGTAAAGACACAAGTGTCGAGTTTATTGTAACATTAACAAAAGGAAAACTCGCAGAGTTGGAAGCCGTGAAACATGATCATGGGTGCAACGGTATTGAGAAATCATTCAAACTTTATACAACGAATTCAACCTCGAATATGAATTTGTTTGATGCTAAAGACAAGTTGAAAAAATACACTCATGTTTCGGATATTATTGATGATTATTATATTACCAGACTGGAAATGTATCAGACAAGAAAGAGTTACATGATTGATGCTATCGAAAAACTATTGGTTGTTTTGTCGAATAAAACGCGTTATATCAAAGAAATATTGGATGACGTTATTGATTTAAGAAAGAAATCCAAGTCAGATGTAGTTAAAATGTTGACAGATCGAGGATATGTTTCACAAACACAAAACACCAACTCAGAAAATGGAGAGGAGGCATCTGGTAACACAAACACAAATGGATTTAATTATTTGATTAAGATGACGATGGATAGTGTAACTAGTGAGAATGTTGATAAACTAATGAAGGAATATCAAAGCAAACAAACAGAATTAGAAAATATCAAGAACAAAACAATTGAAACCATGTGGTTAGAAGAATTGAATGAATTGTTGGTGGAATACAATCAATACAAAGAGTCTCGTTCTAATAACATGGAGAGAAAGGACTCTGCAACAAACAAAACGGTTAAAAAGGTGAAAAAGGTTGTAAAACCAACAACAAACACCAAGCAAACCACACTAGAAATTGAATAAATTAAACAACTTATATTTTATAGAATGAATCACATAATAAATATATAGGAATGTAGACAGATATTTCAGTCATAATATGAAATGGAAAATTTTTAAAATTTTCCAAAATAAATTGACAATTAAAAATTTCAAAAATTTGAAAAAAAAGAACAATAGCACTAAACAAAATAATGTAAATAATTTTTTGTTTTATTTTTCCAGATAATAAAGGATAATAAAAAATCATGATTAAAAATAATATAATCAAAAATGTTATTATGTTGTAAATATGCGAAAATTTTTGACTAATGATATAAATATCAAATATATACAAAAATAATAATGCGTAAAATTGCCATGTAAGCAATTTCTTTTTAGTGATATGATTTAATAATAGTATAAAAAAGAACGTTGAAATTATAGCAGAAAAATGTGTTAATAAAAATTGTCCGTTATTAAGTAATTTGAAATGTAGAGCATGTGAAAATGTATGAAATATATTAAATATTAAAATGGATAATAAAAACAACCGTGAATATAAGTTGTTTGATTTTAGTAAATAAAATATAATAATACAACACAAGATCAAGTTAATTATAGTTGAAAATGGCTGTGCAAATCCATTTTTTTGTGGTATTTCACAACTATTAAATGGAAATGTATATTTGTTCATATAATATAGATATATTTTGTGTTATTCAAAAATATATCTATTCAAACCCCAAAAATTAAAACCATGGTTTCAATTCCAGCTGTTTATCTGCTAAAGTGGATAATACAGGATGAGCAATAGGAACAACCAATGTACTAGCATCATGTAAATATTTAACATATGCTCTTAATTCACTGTAAATTTGTTGCACACAGAAATTGATCACCATTTTGTTTAGTTCCACTATTTGTTGAGTGATATTGTTTGGTTGATTTGCAGAATGCTCTAAATATACACCACGCATTATGGTTTTTAAAGAATCACAATCTTGATTATCTATAATATATTGTCCATTGGTTTTATCATATATTCCTTTGCGAATTGCATTTTGAACTATTTCTAAATTTTCTCTCGAGAAGTAAGCATTACTTAATGTTGAATCTTCCCAAAGACCTTCAAGTGGATTTCTAAAAGTGGTACATTGATGTGCTGGTATTTTGTCATATAAATTAAATAAATTTTGAGTGTTTGGCGATTTAATGTCTACACGACCATTTGAATTAAAATAACAGCTTGAATCAGAATTCATATTTTTGTTATAGTATTTGTATAAGGTATATATAAATCGGTATATATAAATTGTATATATAAATTGTATATATTAAATGAAATTATAAAAATAAATCTTTATATTTATATAATACATATACATAAAATAAATTTAAACAAATATGGCTAGTTTTCAAACAATTGTTTTGACGATTGCAGTAATTATACTTGTAATTCTTTTAGTAGTTATTGGTTATTTGTTAGTTAAAAATCCTTCAGGTAATACATGGCCACCGATTGTAGGACAGTGTCCCGATTATTGGGTAGATCTTTCAGGAAATGGTGGAAATTGTGTTAACGTCCAATCTTTAGGAGATTGTAGTGGAAACGGCAACATAAATTGCCCTAATGCAATCAATAATACACCATCTACAGGAATGAATTTTAGTACTAGCTCATTCACAAATAGTCAAAACGGCTCATGCAATAAATATAATTGGGCAAGTACAAATGGTATAACATGGGATGGTGTTTGGCCCGATTTTCCAAATCCATGTTCATCAGGCTCTTCCGCATCAACTACCACAACACAGCAAACATCGTCTTAATATATAATGAAAAAATTTGCATCTGCAATATAATTTTATATTTTCGCATAAAATTATATTTTGTAATATATAGTGTATGTGTATGTGTATGTTCTCTCAACTACAATCTTTCCCTGATGAAATTATCCGAGACATATATGAATATATACCGTATGATGTGTTAACATGGTTATCAAAGACCAACTATGATAAATATCATACTACAACAATACAAAGACATATCAAAAAAACTGGCAAAAAACTGGATACTTTTTTTAGATATATAATTCGTTTGGACAACCATGTTGCATTGCAAGATATGTTGAATAATTCACAAATGATCAAGGGTTTAAATTCTCACAACCACAACTACAAAATAAAATATAAAAATAAAAAATATGCAAACCTCATAGACTTTTTATTATATTTATCAATAGAAAATGACAAACCATCTACGAAATGTAAAAACGTTCTAATTGAATATGTTAAAAAATAAACATAAAAATAAAATGTAACATATAGTAATATGCAAAATAAATTACAAAATAAATTACAAAGTAAATTAGAAAATAATAATTATATAGATAATATTAATAATATATTATCGAGAGAGACAATTGTATGTAAAATAAAAGAAATATTAACAAATTTTGAAAATAATAAATCTGATTTATTATTTAAAAAAGGAATCTATGTTTATGGGAATCCAGGTATAGGTAAAACTAAATTTGTAACTGACATTTTAAAAGATTTAAATTATGATATTATTACCTATAATGCAGGCGATGTAAGAAATAAATCAATAATAGAAACAATTACGAAAGACAACATGTCAGACAAAAGTATAATGTGTTTATTTCATAAAAAAATACAAAAAAAAGCGATTATTATGGATGAAATTGATGGCATGAACAATGGAGATAAAGGGGGTATAAATGCATTAATAAAACTCATACGGCCAAAAAAAACAAAGCGACAAAAGACTGAAGATACGACATTAATTCCTATCATTTGCATAGGAAATTATCATATAGACAAAAAAATAAATGAATTAATGAAAGTATGTAATGTATTTGAATTAAATAAACCGACCAATGAAGAAATAGAAACGATATGTAATAATATTATGCCGACAATAACAAAAAATATTAAAAATAAATTAGTTTATTATATACAAGGGGATCTACGTAAATTACACAACGTTTATAGTATATATTGTAAAAACGATAACATATTAAATGAATACGTAGTAGATAATATACTTAAATTAAAATCATACAATGAAGATACAAAATCGATAACAAATAATTTATTTAACAAAAATTACTCGATGAATGATCATTTGCATGTTATGAACGAAACAGATCGCACAATAGTCGCTTTATTATGGCATGAAAATATAATAGATCGATTAGAAAAATACAATATTAATAAGTCATTGCCTGTATACTTGAAAATATTAGACAATATTTGTTTTGCTGATTATATAGATAGAATTACATTTCAAAAACAAATATGGATATTTAATGAGATGAGTTCATTGATTAAAACATTTAATAACAATAACATATATCATGATTTTATAAATGAAGATAATTCTATGCTGACACATAATATCAGTACATCCGCAACTACAAGCAAAAAAAACAAAACTAACACCAAACTAAATAGCCAATCAAACGATACGACTATTCATGTAGAACCTATACATAATAATGTACGTTTTACAAAAGTATTGACAAAATATTCAACTGAATACAACAACTATAATTTTATTCATAATTTATGTCAACAATTAGGAATGGATAAAAAAGACCTGTTTGCTTTTTTTGTTAATTTTAAAAGTAAATATAATAATGATAATGAATGTTTTACTGAATTATTAAATTTATTTGAAAATTATGAAATAAATAAATTGGATATTCAAAGAATGTATCGTTATTTGGATAAATCATTTAAAGATTCTAATCTAGTTGATGAAGAAACTGCATGGGAAATGGATGAAGACATTGATGATATGGTATGATGATTATAAGCTACCAATCGTTTAGTAAACCACCAGCAAATATATCATAAGTTAATTCACTTTTATTTCTATTATCATTATTATATTGACTAATTTGATGAAAAATGTCTGAATCATATTCATGATATAATAGTGTATTTTTTTTCGACCCTTCTTCCAATCTTGTTTCGGTTCTCTCTTTTATGAGTTTCAACAATCGATCTAATAATTTTTTATTAGTGAAAAAACCATCTATTTTATTAATTAATAGTTTATGATTTATAAATTCTTCTATTGTATTATCATATCTCTGGTCATAACCATTTAGTTTTTTATATTTGTTGCTATTAGCGCTATTAATATTAATAAAACTATTAACATTATCATCTTCAATTGGTGGTGGCATTGATAAATTATCATCTCTATAATCTGCGTAGTCCGCGTAATCCATGTCATCTATAGTTGCAAATAATATACTACTACGGCTTTCTGATCTCGCTAGAGATTTATATTGTACTTGAGAATTTAATAATAAGATAACTACATTGAATAAATACATCATATGTGTGGTTTGGTGGTGTACTGTAATTGTAATTATATAATACAAAATTATTATATAATTTACACATATATTTATTGACATGAATAGTTTTATGTAGAAATAACATCTATATTAGGTGTTGCATTATCTTCTGATAACTGTAACTGCTGTTTCTTTTCAGCTATTTTACTATCAAAAAATATTTTTATTTTACCTTCTAAATAAGCAATCTTTTCTTTCAATATTGCATTTTCATTTAATAGTTGTTGTATAACAGTATGATTCTTATGTAATTGTTGCTGTATTTGTTGTTGTTGTTGCATTTGCTGTTGCTGTTGTATCATCATTTCCCGCTTTTTTGTAATCTCTTCCATTTGTCTTAATACATCGGGCTTATTTTCCGGTTTTCCCGGATGGTAGTTATCCAGGATTTTATCAATATCTTCCAAGAAAAACTGCTTGACAAAATTTTCTTTTACAAAATCATCTACTAATTTGCTACTCTCTTTTACATATGGATTTGGTAACTGATTCAATAGTATTTTTTTATCAAAAGAATTGTGAACATGAGAAAAAACAAGAATACTTTTCATTGGATCTAACTGAACAAATGGAACTGTATAATCTTTTAAAAATGCTTTTTCTTCAGCCAATGACGCTTGTTCATCATATTTGGTCATACTTAATAACTTGCGATGAAATGCAAATGTTGCAGCAGTAGCATGACTTGGTCCATATGGCCCAAATTGATACATTTTTTGTATATGTTTAAAAAAAATATACATTTCACTCGATCCAGCACATAATGCCTGTGGATTTTTAAGCAATGTTTCAACAGCATGACTAACTCTTTCTGGTGGATAGTAATCATCATCATCCATATAAACCAATATATCACCTCTTGATTTTTCGTGCATTAAATTTCTTTTTTTACCCAAAGTCATTTTTGTATCGTATGAAAAATATTTAATTTGAGGGATGTCAGATAACATATCACCAACTTTATCAGTTCCATCGTCTATGATAATCCACTCCATTCTATCTTTTGGATAAGTTTGATGATTAAAACATTCGATCATTATTGGAATAAAAGGACGTCTATTAAATGTGGGCGTACATATACTGACAAATGGTAATTGTTTTGATACAGTGGATTTGGGTGTGGATGTGGATGTGGGTGTGGATGTAGCTGGTGTTGGTGTTGGTGCAGAAGATTTCTTTTTATCATTTTTTGTTTTTTTCCCCATTTCAATTAAATATATATTGATATATCTATTTAATTTTATACTATTTGACACATATATTCTATTTTCATTATTTATTTGTATGATTTACACGATTTTACATAGGCATCACCATATTTTCACGTATTTTATTATTGAGAGCTTGCATTTTTTGTATTAAATTATCAGATTGTTGAACTTCGTTAAATAAACTATTACCACCGGATTGTCCGGATTGTTCTATTGTAGCCACTTTTACATGATTATCAAATTTTTGTATTTTACTAATTTGATTTGCGATATTTATTGCTAAATCTCCAGTATTAACTGATCCAGTTAAAGCCCATAATACAGTATCTGAAAATTTGAATTGTGTGCGTTTTTCTGCTTGAATATAATTATATGGTTGTGTGTCTTTTGTGCCAAAATCATTTACATTTGCAATTGGAATATTCATTAATGCTAATAAAACTATCACAACTGCAACAATAGCGGCGTTTCTCTCTGTAGTCCCTAAATAAGCTTTTGCGCCAATTATCACATAAATAGACATAATTATAAAAATCGGTGTTATCATATATCGCATTTTATTTGCATACAATGTCATGTACGTATAATTTTCGCCAACTTTACTACCTTCAACCACTTTCGCTATTATAAAACTAGCAGACAACAAGCAATATATTATTACAACTGGAAAAACCGCCATATTTCCCAATATTAAAAATGCACCAAATAAATTTACAATAAAAATCGTTTCGATTAATGTAAATAACCATGTAAAAGGCATAGACATCAATGTTATATAGACCCAATTTTGTGCAAAATTTGGCTTACTAAATTTTTCACCATTTTGTAATACTACTTGTGGTTTATTCAATTTCCATATCCACGTAAAAATACCTGCGAAAAATATGTAGAAGAAAACAATATTTGATAAAATAAAATTAACAGCAAACACAAATATTAGTAAATAACCTCCGAATAATACTAATACCCATTCGTAAAAACTATTGAAAAAAGAGAAAAACATATTAATCATCGTATAATTTAAACAAAATAAACTTTCAATCATGTAAATAAAATACATCGTTGTTCCTGTAATTGTAGGCGATTCATTGAATTCACGTAATGCGTTTAATAATGTAAATTGACTATTTATTTGTTTACTGTCATTTGCTGATTTATCCGGAATGTATAAATATTGAAACAATAATTTTGTACTGTAATCTTCACCATCCAATTTAAAAAAATTCACTTGTGTCATTATAGAATCTATAATTGGTGGTAAATCAGTATAAGGCGCTCCTCGAAAATCACTAGGTAAAAGATTTGCTTGGGCAACTTTACACGTCCATAATACATATACTCCTAAAAATGTTTGAATTAATACTGCTATTAATTTCAATCCAATATATTTTAAAAACTCACCATAACTTTGCGATTTTGTAGTAGCAGTAGTCTTAGGAGGTGGTCCAAAAAGAGAAATTTGTTTTAAAAAATTGGAGATTTTTGTTTTGAGTTTACTAAATTCTGCTTTATTTGATGCAGATGCATTTGTCATAATTTGGTTAAAATTTAAACTAGATAAAGCCCATGATAATAATTTATCTAATATTTTTCCTGTAAATGTAGCAATCACAATGATAATAATTAGTGCAATTATAGCTAATATACATGAAAATATCCAAAAACCACTTCCCATTATTTATTTTATATGTGTATGTGATAATATGTGATATAATATACTATAATAATATTATTCTCTATTTTACCTATAATTAGAAAAAATATATAGGTATATAAAATGGCAAAAAAAAACCAAACACCCAAATATTTCAATTTTTTATTGTTTTTATTGTGTTTTTTTATATTGTTTCTATTATTTAGATGGGTACATTTTTTGCTCAATAGAAATTATTTGCATGCCGGAACATATTTAGAACTATTCTCTTCATTATCTGACACATATAATACAAACACCGATACGGATTCCAATACATTTGTCAACAATAGTTATAAAGTAAATTATATACATAGTAATACCATTGATTTGCCTGCTATGTCAAAATATACATGTGATAATTGGTGTGGACCAAAATCGCAATGTTTATTATCACGTGAACAATGTTTTTCAGATGTAGACTGCAAAGGCTGTAAAGAACTAACAGCATTAAATAATTTTTATAAACCTACGTCAAGTGATCTTGGACAAAGTTATATGAATAAAAGCGTTGAAGACATACCAAAAGGTGCACCTGAAGATATTTTGTGTGGTATCCAAAATTGTAATAACAGTTTCGCTATGTTCGACAAACGTGATTAGTTCGCGTATAATACTCCACAATTACCACTGATAAATCGAATAACATTCAATCTTTCCTCAAAATAATATAAATTAAAATTATAATCATAAATTCTCCAGGTTGGTTTGTTAATACCGATAATATTACCTGTAATAGGATCACAAATAGTCAAAACTTGTGCTAAAGGATCTAATTGAGGAATTATAGTAGTAAATTCCAATTCTATTTTGTTGAATTTCGTCATATTAATTGCTCCAGATGGTTGTAATACATAGGGTGAAGTATTCAAACAATAATTATAACAATATAATCCATCTGGTGCATTTCCAGGTGTTCTCGTATATTTTTCAATATAATTGTAAACACCTGCGGGTTGCATATTCTCTCTATATTCACCATCAAAAAGAATTCCTAATGTAAGCAAAATCTCTTTAGCATTTTGAGAATTATAATCACCTGTAATCATCCAACCGGTCAATCTTCCGTCTGGATTTACACCTGGACCAATTAATACTGGTATTTTATTTCCACAAGAATCTAGTTGAAAAATAGGATAAATACCATTTGTAGGAGCTTGTATTAAATCGTATGGTAGATAGTTGTAAGGCCAATTGCTGTAATTGCTCCATTCATTTCTCAGATTGGCATCACTTCTTTGAAAATAAAACATTTGGCTTGCTACCATTCCCAATGAAGTTAATTCTACTCTGTTTGGACCGGTGACATTATAAAAAACAGATTCATAAACCTGTTTTATTAAATAATTTTGTTCATTTAAAGCGAAAATACGTGATTCATCATTTGATAAAAACCCATATGTACATATTAGATGTATATCCGCATTCCATTGTGTTCTAGTATCTATATAAGACGTAATACCAATATTAACATCTGGTGGTGGCTGTAAAAATCGATACAATTGCATATAATAATAATTAAAATTAGGAGATACATAAGGGAAATTATTTACCTGATCTAAAACATCACGAATTTGAAACATTTCATTTACAGGACGAAATGTAACATTAATATGTAATTCATTATATTGTAATGCAACCAATGGAAATGACATTTGATTGTTTAAACTAAACCATGAATTTATAGGAACATATAATATTGATCCGCGAATAGAAGGTTCTGCACCAGAAGGATTGTCTGTATGATATGCATTTGGATATGAATTGACACGTGACCCAGAATTAGCTGGATCATTTAATTCAGGTATATTTCCAATCATTTTATCAAATAATGCTTTTTTGTCAGTAGGAAAATCCCTTTGTACCATAGCTAATAAATACGATCCAGAGTATTCCTGCAATGTTTGATTACCACATGTAATTGATATTTTTTTTATCATCAATGCACCTAAATTTTGAATCCAACGAAATTCATATGGAGCCCAGCCACTATATCCTGTCGTACCTGTAAGATTTGATAAAACGGTATTATCTGTTGGTGGGAAAATTGGACTCCATATATTTGGTAAAGCAATAGAAATATAACTATCCATTAATAAATCACCATATCTAGGTATTTTAAATGTAAAATACGAATCCTCTGATAAACGCAGTGTTTTTGTACCATCGAAGTCGACTCTAAATTTTTGTAGACCGAAATTTGTATATTTAGCATATGTTGTTTTAAAAAATGTTTTAGATGGATTACCATTTAGAATAATATTTTGTTGACCCTCAGAAACTAAATTCATTAAACCGCCGGCCATGTTATTATAATATGTTTTTATTTATAGTATATTAGTTAGTTACTTAGTTACTTAGTTACTAGTTATATTAGTTACTACTTATATTAGTTAGTTATATTATTTGATTATATTTAATTGTTTATAATAGTAAATGTTTATAGTTCTATTATTGATATTTTAAATATAATAATAAATAAATATATATTATATAATAATATATTTACATAGTAATATTATTTCATTATAATATCAATATAATATCAATATAATATCAATATAATATCAATATGTCATCAAAAATTAAAGACACGGTAAATAATGCAACACAAAAAGTCTACAATTTATCTAAACAAATCATGTCTGATAGATCAAACTTGGGTACCACATTAATATGGATAGTAATTGTATTATTATTTATTTTATTTATTGCTTATATTCATAATGTTAAGTATAGCTTACAGTATAAACGATGTGGATCATCATGTAGTCAAGCAAACGTCAATTGCAACTTGGCTACTATATACAATAGAAATAGTGAATTTGCTTCAAAAATATCACCTATTAATGCTAGTTCTCAACAATGTTCTGGCAACTTAAGAGATTATTATATTCTTACTGCTTACAATTGTTGTTCAGGAGGTAATTATAAAAATGATTATGTTGGTTTATGTAATTTAATAGCTGTAATAAGTCAAGGTGTTCGTTGTTTGGATTTTGAAGTTTACTCGCTCAACAATCAACCGATAGTTGCTACATCTTCATCGCCACTATATTCAACGTGTTATAAAGAATCATATAACAGTATTCCTTTTGGTGATGTAATGACAACAATACAAAGCTATGCATATTCAAACTCAACTTGTCCTAACCCAACCGATCCTATCATTATGCATTTACGTATTAAAAGTGCAAATTGTGCTATGTTGAATAATTTAGCTAATATATTTGAAAATTTTGACACTTTATTACTGGGTCCCGAATTTAGTTATGAGTTTAATGGAAACAATTTGGGAGCATTACCATTGTTGACATTTTCTGGAATAAATAATCCATCTAAACAAGGAAATATTATTATTATAGTCGATCAGATGACGAATGGTATAATAACTGCAATTATGAATTCTAAACTATGGGAATATGTAAATATGGTAAGTGGATCTACATTTATGCAAATTGTACCAAACAGTACATTGGAGTCAGAATCCGATTTAAATGATTTTATTCAATATAATATGGTAAATATGACTATGGTGATTCCAGATAGTGGAGGCAATCCAGCAAATCCAAATTTTTTATTATCTCAGCTAACTGGTTGTCAGATGTGTGCGATGCGTTGGCAATTGCCCGATATTAATTTACAATTATGTACTACATCATGTGTTTCAACATCAATAGATCCATCTACAAATACCAATCCAAGTGGTATTAATACATGTTTTAATCAAGTGGGATTCGCATTTGTTTTAAAACCATCCAATTTACGTTATTCTCCGACCACGTTTGATGTTTCCGCTGCAGATCCTTCTTTATCATATGCTCCAAACCCTTATACTGTACAAGTCGGAACTCAAAGTTATACATATTATAATTAAAAACCGTTACTCTATTTCTAATATATCATAAAAATTTAATATTGATATAATATAACTATATCAATATTTCGAACAACAGATAAAATGACAAAAAAAAAGTCACTAATAAAGTGTGACAAAAATATTAGTTTTGTAGATTGTGAAATGAGTATACTACGTTTAGCGGTCGATAAAGCAGAAGAAAATACGGCTAAACGCGTTGTTTCATCACCAGAAATAAAATCCATTGTTGAAATAGTAGAGAATTTCATTAAAAAGAAAAATCTCATTTGTTACGGAGGAACAGCCATTAACAACATATTACCAAAACACGATCAATTTTATAACAAAGAATTGGAAATACCTGATTATGATTTTTTTTCCTTTAACGCTCTTAATGACGCAAAAGAATTAGCAGACATCTATTTTAAAAACGGTTTCACAGATGTTGAAGCCAAATCTGGTCAACATCACGGTACTTACAAAGTGTTTGTCAATTTTATTCCTATTGCAGATATAACGTATCTTCCTAAGGAAATATTTCTATCCATTAAAATGGAATCGATACGTGTAGCGGGAATATTATACGCGCCACCCAATTATTTGAGAATGGGTATGTTTTTGGAATTGTCCAGACCTTCAGGTGATACTAGTCGATGGGAAAAAGTCTTAAAACGTATTACCCTACTAAATAAACATTATCCACTTACTACCAAAAACTGCGATGAAATCGATTTCCAGAGAGAATTCGAAAACAAGAATGGGGATGAAATATATGAAACAGTGAAAAATACGCTTATCAACCAAGAAGTCGTCTTTTTCGGCGGTTTCGCGGTTTCTATGTACTCAAAATATATGCCCAAAAATTTACAAAAACAATTAAAACGTATTCCTGATTTTGATGTTTTATCGGAAGACCCTGAAACAACTGCTGAAATAGTAAAAGAGCGATTAAAAGATATTGATGTAGAAAATGTAAAAATAGTTCGCCATGATCCAATAGGCGATATTATACCAGTATCGTATGAGGTTATTGTGGACCAAGATACAATTGCCTTTATTTATAAACCAATTGCATGTCATAGTTATAATGAGATTGCGTATAAGAAAGAACGATTGAGAATTGCTACAATTGATACCATGATGAGTTTTTACTTGGCGTTTTTATATGCTGACAAACCTTATTATGATATTGATCGTATTCTTTGCATGTCCAAATTTTTGTTTGAAGTACAGCAAAAAAATAGATTAGAACAAAAAGGTCTACTCAAACGTTTTAGTATTGAATGTTATGGACATCAGGATACGGTTGAAGAAATGCGTGCAGAAAAAGCAAAGAAATTTGCAGAATTAAAAACCAATCGTGGAAGTCGTGAATTCGAAGAATGGTTCTTGGTTTATAAACCAGGTGATAGTAGTACTAGTAGTAGTAGCAAAACAAATGCAAAGGCAGAAACTACCAAAACGATCAACACTACCAAAACAGCCAAAATGCAAAAAAATAATTCGAATTCACATGATTTTAAAAGCAAATATTTTAAGGTGATTAAATCGAAAACCAAACCAAAACAAACGCGTAAAAACAAAAAAGCAACAAAATCACGCAAATATTTCTTTTTCTAAATTGCATGTATATGCGGTGGTATATTATCATTTGTGAAATATTTTGTTACCATAAATAATAACAAAATATTTATATTATAAACATAATTAAACAAATTAAAGATATACTTTCATATAATAATTATATAACACAAACAATATGAAAGTCAAATCTACAACCTTTGCTGATGATGACACCGAACATTCAACACCTATCATTGTTGAAAAAGAAATGTCGGAAAGAGATGCTATTCGTGAATTCGTTCAAAGTCACAGTATGTATACATTTGGAGGACTACAAGGCGAAAACATAATTGATGCTATTGTAAATGGTTTTTTTTTATTTAATTTACGTGAAAATAAATATATGTTGAATAGTAAAGCTGAATTGTTACAATATTGTAAGGATAATACGGTGTCACTTGAAGAAAAGATGTATTTTTGGGATATTTTTCTCTTTAACCAGAGACCAAAATTTTTAACTTCTGAAGAACACGATTATATTAGAGATTGCGGAAACCTTGATGGTTATGTTGAAAAGAAACCGGTGTTTAGTGGTGGTGGTAGTAGTAGTGGTAGTAGTGGTAGTAGTGGTAGTAGTAGTGGTAGTACTAGTATCAGTGGTGGTAGAAGAGTTCCAAGTGGATTCGTAAAACCAAGTATTATCAGTGATCAACTTGCTATGTTTTTAGGCAAACCCGCTGGAAGTAAAATGGCACGTACCGATGTTAGCAAGGAAATTAACACATACATCCGGGTTCATGGTCTTCAAGATCCGTGTAATGGTCGCAGAATCAATCCCGACGAAAAGCTTAGAAAGCTTCTTGGAGTAAGTCCTAATGACGAACTAACTTACTTCAACCTACAAAAATACATGAGTCGCCATTTTTATAAAGAAGGTTGATTTATGCGTGAGAAAATATGTAAAACGTTCGAAAATAAATCTTCACTGTGTAAAGAACCTAAAACGTTTGTATAAAAATATATAATGAGAATTTTACAATATATATTTTTTTTGTCCGGTATCAGTAAAGTTGAACTTTATTTTATTCAAAATCAAAACAAGCCGATATGTGCGAATTGTAAATTTTTTATCGCAAATAAAAATGAATGTAGCAATTTTGGAGATGTTGATATAATAACTGGTAAATATAATTATGAAAAGGCAACCAGTGTAAGAAATGACGAGGATAAATGCGGTGAATATGGAATTTTATTTAAACAAAATTATTTTAAATTTATAACAATTCCTTATTATTTTGTATTAGAAAATGAGAAGTATTTTCTTTCATTTTTTTTAATACTATTTACTTGTTTTTCGCCTTTTATTATATCTAATTTTATATGGTATATATTACATTTATAAAATACCTAAAAATTCACAATGTTTAATACCTTGTTGCAAAAATAGTAGATACATCCAAACAATACACTTATTGTCAAATAACCTTTTATGTTGTAGTTACCATCGTTGAAAAACAAAAAGGGTACATATAAAAACAAGTATTTTTTGAATATAGGCAGTTGAAAAATAAAAAACAGGATAGTTAGTAACAACGGGGTTTGTATTTCATCATACAAGTTATCCAATGAACTTGAAAAATTAGCTTTTTTATTATGCTCGTCAATTATTTCATTAGTAGATTGATTCATTTGTTGCATTTTTTGAATATAGTCTTCTTGCATTTGCGCAGGATTTGGTTGTGGTATATAATTAGGCTGAATTTGCGCATCGTTAGTAATAGCATCGGTCGTTCTTGGTATGTCTCTCGATGGAAGCTGGGTTAAACCATTCACACTTGCTTTTTGTAATCCATTAACAATTTGATTAATGGTTGTTTGATCCAATGAGAAACCGTTACCATTACCTTGATTTTGATTTTGATTTTGATTCTCTGATTGTGGTTGCATCTGCTGATCATTTTCTTGAATGGACATGGATATATTACCAGGTTGGATTCCACCACCAGTTGGATCAGATGGTAAATCAGAAATACTTGTTGTAGAATTATTCATAATATATATAATATATTACATAGAATGATTGATTAGCATAATTTACGCATAACAAGTAAATTATACTATACTTACTAAAATTACACAAAATCAAGCAAAAGGAACGATCGATTTTGAAGCGTCACATTTTGCGGATTTTGGTGTATATTGATAACATTTATTATCGTATTTATATGTTTTACCCTGAATTTCTTCCAATGGTGGTGCATTAAACACAAAGCAGTTTTTGTCTTTACAAACTGTTCTAAATAAAGTTGCTAATCCTAAACCTAATAATATGGAGAGAACAATTTTACCAGTTTTTGTATGAAAAAGTTTGGATAAATACATATTTTGGTTTTATATATAATATATATTCAAAACAATATATATTATAACAATATTGTAAATTTACAAATCGTATATTACTATATATTATTTTTGAATCGGTATAGTAGTTATTTTGGAACTATCAGATGGGCATTTAATTTCCTTTGATTCTAATGAAAAACAATTATCTGCTTTATCTTTGTACAAAATTCTATTAATATTGTCAGGTGTAGGGTATACATAAATTACTTTTCTATCACTACCGAATATATAAACAAAAAATATGCCTATAAATAAACTGATTAAAAATATAGGAATTGAAATTTTATTGAAGAACATGTTATCTATATATACCTTTTACTATAATAAAAGATATAAATATTTTTCTATATAAAACTATTCATCAATTTAATTCTATTTTATGTAGCTATTTTTTGGATGTATAAACATTATTATCAATACACATTTTATTGTATTCGTTTATGATTCTTGTATGTTCATCTTCGTTAAATAGTTTCAAATGATAAAATAATTTTGCTATACTGTTTTCTGGATGCAATGTTTCACAAATTATATTGTTTACCACCATTTCGGAATGATCTTCCATTAAAACATTGTACAATATTTCTTTGTTGTAAGGTATTTTGTATACGCCTTCGTATAGTTTGATTAATTCTTTTGCTTTTGTCATTTTACCTTTATGCAAAACAGTATGATTTTTACTAATAATAGTTTTTTGAGATGGAACGTTTTCACTTAGCGCATCTTTTTCCATGCAAACAAGATATGTATCTTGTGTAACTGTCTGGGTGATACCAATAATTTTTTTGTTACGGATAGTATGAATAGTTGAGTCTATTTTCTCAATAGGAATATTCCCTTGATTGGTTGTAACAGGTGTTCCTGCTAAAAAACATATATTCGATATAGGTGTCACTGTAGGGGTTGGGGTTGGTGCTTGCGTGTCACTAGGGGTTGGAGTTGGGGTTGGAGTTGGAGTTGGGGTTGGTGCTTGCGTGTCACTAGAGGTTGGAGTTGGAGTTGGAGTTACTGTGTCAGTAGGTGTTGGAGTTGGAGTTACTGTGTCAGTAGGTGTTGGAGTTGGAGTTACTGTGTCAGTAGGTGTTGGAGTTGGAGTTACTGTATCAGTAGGGGTTGGTGTTGGTGCTTGCGTGTCAGTAGGGGTAGGAGTTGGTGTTATGGTATCAGTAGGGGTAGAAGTTGGTGTTATTGTATCAGTTGGGGTTGGTGTTGGAGTCACCGTATCAGTTGGAGTAGGAGTTGGTGCTTGCGTGTCAGTAGGGGTAGGAGTTGGTGTTATTGTATCAGTAGGTGTTGGGGTTGGAGTCACCGTATCAGTAGGTGTAGGAGTTGGTGTTATTGTATCAGTAGGTGTAGGAGTTGGTGTTATTGTATCAGTAGGGGTAGGAGTTGGTGTTATTGTATCAGTAGGGGTTGGTGTTGGAGTTATTGTATCAGTTGGAGTTGGAGTTGGAGTTATTGTATCAGTTGGAGTAGGAGTTGGTGTTATTGTATCAGTTGGAGTAGGTGTTGGAGTTATTGTATCAGTAGGTGTTGGGGTTGGAGTCACCGTATCAGTAGGGGTTGGAGTTGGTGTTATGGTATCAGTAGGGGTTGGAGTTGGAGTTATTGTATCAGTAGGAGTTGGTGTTATTGTATCAGTAGGTGTTGGGGTTGGAGTCACCGTATCAGTTGGAGTAGGAGTTGGTGCTTGCGTGTCAGTAGGAGTTGGTGTTGGAGTTATTGTATCAGTAGGGGTAGGAGTTGGTGTTATTGTATCAGTAGGTGTTGGGGTTGGAGTCACCGTATCAGTAGGGGTTGGAGTTGGTGTTATGGTATCAGTAGGGGTTGGAGTTGGTGCTTGCGTGTCAGTTGGAGTTGGCGTTATGGTATCAGTAGGTGTTGGAGTTGGAGTTACTGTATCAGTAGGGGTTGGTGTTGGAGTTATTGTATCAGTAGGTGTTGGAGTTGGAGTTATTGTATCAGTTGGAGTAGGAGTTGGTGTTATTGTATCAGTAGGGGTTGGAGTTGGAGTTATTGTATCAGTAGGGGTTGGAGTTGGAGTTATTGTATCAGTAGGGGTTGGAGTTGGTGTTATGGTATCAGTAGGGGTTGGTGTTGGAGTTATTGTATCAGTAGGTTTTGGAGTTGGTGTTATGGTATCAGTAGGGGTTGGAGTTGGAGTTGGAGTTGGAGTTGGTGTTGGAGTTGGTGTTGGTGTTGGTGTTGGTGTTGGTGTTGAAGCAGGAGATTGTAAACTTATTTGAATTGTACCGCTATTAAAAGATGCACTAGAATACCTGGATGAATTGTATAGAAAAGGAGTTGTTGGCGCAAGATTGTCTACATAAAATGTAACAAAATATGTTCTTGAACTAATAGCAGTAAATACTTGATTATAATTTAAAGTAATTGTAGCATTAATTGTATTAATAGCTGGTGAAGGCACTATTGGATAAGATGCACTCATTAAAGTATTGCCTAAATTATCAGTAAGAGTAAAGACTGCTGCTGGTGGTGGATTACCATTTTGAAAAATATCAGATGAGTCAATATGAAATGTTACACTAATATTATTAATAACAAAATTCCATGTTCCAGATGTTAGATTCGTATACGTAACTATTCGATTACTATCGAATACGTTATATGGTTTACCGTTTACATTTGTTACAAAAGATGTTGCCATTATTTATATATCTAACTACATATATAAATATTTATATAATTTAAGCAATAATATCATTTTCTGAATTTTGCTAATCCAGTTACTAAATTGATTACTTTATTATCCAAACTTGCTTCCATATCTTCTTCTGTATATGGAATTTGTATCAAGTTATAAGTACTGTCATATTCATTAAAATCTACATATTCTACTTTGTACTTTAATTTGTTATTTTGTTTAATTTTAGGAACAAGGTCGTTTGTATATAATGTAACAGCATCAGAAACATAATTAGTATTATCAGTTTTTTCATATTTGTCCATTGTATTTCGTATTTTATCAATTAATTCATATATTTCTTTGGTATTTTTGTTAATTTTCTTAAACTTTTCATTATTATTAACTACTTCATTATATTGACTCAATAAAAATTCATAATTCGATGTTTCTGATTTTATTTTTTCCTTTAGTTCTTCGAATTTGTCTACAACCTCATTTTCTGATAAATATCCAAATAACAAATCATTTTTGTATTTAATAACTTCGGATTTATCATTCATTAAGTTGACCTCTTCTTCGTTCAAATATTGCTTAACATTAAATAAATTACTAGCAATTTCTATATTTAATGGGCATGGATTTAATCGATCACCACAATATGCTCGTAATATTCTTGAACCTTCATTTTGATATTTTTCTTGACCCGCTTCTTCGCCAGATTCACCCAAATTACGCTTTACTGAAAAAACAGTACCAACTGCACGTTTGCAGTTAATGCATTTTGGCTTGTAACGTTTATATTCGCGTTTCTTTTCTCTCCAACTCAGACCTTCAAGTTTAATGATTTTCTTTTTCTGCTCATCAATAGCATGCTCATATTGATTTTTTAATTTATAAAACATAAATACTGCATCAGCAAAGTCTTTTTTTTCAGAATTATTTGTTGTATTCATTTTTTATAATGCGATGTATAGAAGTTTATATATACAAGTTTATATATAATATAGTTTATATATTTTATAGTTTTTAGTTTTTGTTTTTAGTTTTTGTTTTTTGTTTATATATTTATTGTATGCTAAATATAAATTTTACGTTGAATTATATCGTATTCATTTTCCCACCCAGGTAATCCAGTTATAAGTTCTTGATGAGCAAGCCGTTTTGCATTTTGAAAATTCTTGATTTTAGATAGAATATATTGTTGTTTTTCACGTTCTTTTTTTAATTTTTCAGAAGGTGTTAATTTGCCTTTGTATTTATACAATAATATAAGCCCTAAAATAAAGATCAAAATAGAAAAAACACCTACATTAAACATAATATTGTAATATTTATTTTTATATTCTCTACATTGTTTTAAAGTTTCATGCAAGAATTGTTTGACACCAGGTTCAACTAATAAAGGTTTAGATGAATTATAATTATCATAAAACATAGCGGTTTTTGAATGTTTTGATATTAAAATATATTTTTATTGTAGTATTATAATAAGTTATATTAGTAAATTAAATTATACATATTATCTATAAACATATTATCTATAAACATATTTCTATTCTATTAAATATCAAAATATTATGGATAATTCTGTAGTAAATTTTATCATTTTTCTAATATTCACTGGAATTTATTTTACAAAAATTCGCGGTAAGCCTACTTTGCAAGATTATTCTAGTGATGAAGGCGTTGAATCTTATTATAGTTCGGTTAATATGAGTTTGTTATTGTATTTTGGAATAACTTTACTGTCACAATTGATTACTAATGTAATTGTTATAGCAAACATGTGTGGTGGGTCATTTAAAAGTAATCTAGGATATACTGCTTTAATAACATTTATTCCATGGATAATGATTTTTGGAATTGTAATTATTTTATTAATATCATTCCCTAATTTTAAAAATGCGTTTTCAGATGTTGTAGGTTATTATTCTGTATCAACAAGAGCGAATGAAATTTTGTCAGAACTATTAAATCATAGTAATAGAATAAAAGGGGAAACTGAAACCATAGTGGATCAAAATATGGATGGCGCATCAACTATACCATCAACAGATACCAATGTAGAAAAATTAAATAAATTAGAAAAAGACATACAGAGAGAATCGAGTGATTTAGTATCAGAAATATTCAGCAATTTATCACTTTTAATTAATAAAATGACTCCTGTTAATTTTAATGAATATTGGGATACTTTGCGACCTTTAATGAAACCACAATATGCATCATTAACAGACGTTCAAGATAAATATTGTTACGAATTAACTGGTAATAATTTCACATCCTATTTAAATAAATCAAGTGGTTCAACACCATCCAATAATAGAATAGTAGAAGGAACTCCTGCAACCGTGCAAACACCAGTAAATATGCTAGGTGGAACATCTAAATATTTGAAAGCATGCATGAAAAAAATGATTGGTGGCAGTGATGAAAAACAACCCAATATAAAGGTAAATAGTGAAGCTCAATTTCAAGTAATTAAAAAATATTGTGATTTAAAACAACAAATGTTGAATTTAGTTATTTATCGTGATAATGTTGGTGAAGCTATGTGGTATATTTACACTGGTTTATTACTTTCAACTATATTAAAATACAATATCAATAATCGTGGTTGTGTTAAGAGTGTTTCACAAATACAATCTAATCTAAACAATGCATTAACAGTACAACAACAAGACCAGGCATTAGCACAAGCACAACAAAGAGTTCAAACAATATCATAATAGGATGGACCCATATATATGTATCAGTCCGACCATTATGCAAAATATGATTCATATCATTTATATGATTCGTATGATTCATATTTATTTTACAGTAAATAAATACGAATTTTGCTACAAAATCGGAGAAAACAGGGCAAAACCAGAACCCCGCTAATCCTAAAAATAAGTAACATAATACAATACTCCTAAATAACATAACATAGATAGTAAAATTGCGACAAGCCACAGTGGTAAAATTGTTTTATTTTTATAACCTATTCCAAATTCACGCATACTTCCATCTGGCTTAAATAAAAATGCTGGTTTCATAATTTTGATTAAATAGAAAATAATAATGAATAAAACAATAGATACAACGGTTACATGATTACTAATAAAAATATTTATTTGGTTTATATGATTCATTTATGCCTTATATAATTTTGCCTAATTAATTCTATATATATTTGAATTTCTATATATATAGAATTAATATAATTTATTTCTTTATCTACGTATTTACAATCAAACTAAACCCCTATAATCTAAGAATCAAACTCTTCCCAATTTTCAACTTCTTCACCCTCAAAATTACCATCATTATAATCATCAATCTGATTTGTCATATCATACGCCTCTCGTTCTGCTTCTAAATCGAGGTTTTTATTGTATCTATAATCATCCATGTATTGATCAATATTTTCATCCGTTACATCTGGGTTTTTTCGAACAATTCTTTCTATGGATGCGATATTCATCATCATGTCTCTTTCTTCATCATAATTCTCCTTAACATAACTAGTAAGGCCTTTTTGTAAGCCTTTACCCCATTCACCTAGTTTGTTGATTTTCATAATTGTATCTACATTTCTAGCTTCATCTGATTTGCCTTTTAAACGATCAGTAAATGTGTCTTTCTCTCGTTCCTTTATTTTGAATACCTTATCCATTATTTTGTCATATGAAATATCGATAATATCTTTGTGATCACGCATAATATTCATATATTGCAATAGTAAATTTGCTATATTTGTTTGCATTTTTTTCAATTCACCTGGAGCTCGAATATATTCATTTTCAAATGCTTCACCTTCTAATCCTATAAATTGTTCTCTCTCTTCTAAACTTTCTACAGTAAAAACATCTTCAATTGAAAAGTCCCGATCTGGATCTTCCATTGTTAATTGTGAACCTCGACTTTTCTTAGTAGTTTTTTTTGTTTGCGATTTAGTTGTTTTTGATCTTGTTGTATTTGATTTGTTTGATTTGTTTGATTTTCTCTCTTCACCAGTGACATTAACATCAATACCAAATAACATGCTTTCATTATTTGCTAGATTAACATATTCTGTAAACAAGATTAAAAAAAACTGTTCCAATAATAATTTAGATAAACGAAGATTGAATATTGACATGTTATTGTCATTCGCGGTTAAAAATGGAGTCTCGTTAATTAACATTATCAAATTCTTTGTTTTATTTTGGATATTGTATAAAACACTTGAAACATGTGGATTTTTATAAAAAGGACGCAAATTTTCGTAATATTTTTTAATTATATTTTTAATATCGTTACTATGAGTTAGAGAGAGTCCCAAATATTTTGGAATGATTATTTTGTCATAATCAACTGTATTCAATATAATGTTTGGAAAAACGCTCGCGAAATTATGAATATATGTTTTTATAAATTGCATCATTTTATTTAAACAGTCGCTCTTGCGGAGTTCGTTATCATTAACTTCATCACCGCAACCCCATTCAAACAATTCATTCAGTAAACCATCGATATCTCTCTGTTTTACACCTGTCAATTTATAATTCTTTTTAATAAACTCGACAATATCCTTTTTCATTGCATCATTGGTTCTACTTAAATGATTTTTCAATGCTCTTACTTCCTTTGAATCTTCAATTTCATCAGGTCTGTCCGCAGTTCTTCCTGTACCCGTATTCGTATTTGCATCCAATGATTCGACTAATAGTTTTTGTAAAGATGGATAGACTAATTCTTCTTTTTCATAATTAAAATTATCAATTATATTACGCATCATATCGGTAGAGTTAATGACTACGTTATCCATTTCAATGTCAACAATATTCTTTCTATTCACCAATTGGAGTAATCTCAATAAAGATTCATGTGTATAGTTTCTACCATCCTTCTTTAACTTTGAAATAATTTCATTATAAGAATCTTTATTCGATATATTTTTCGGTTTTTCATTGCACAAACTAATCAATTCTTCGCTAGTTGGTATTAAACTATTGAACTTACAATACACAATAAATGCACGATAAATAGTTTCTTCATCAAAATCATTACCTATTACAGGATATTGATTCTTTGTGTTTTCTTTACTCACTATATATGGTGATTTTGCTATAGCATTTATATCAGCTAATATATTTGTTAATTCTTCGACTATTCTATTATGATTACCTATCTCTCCATTACTCTCCTTTTCAAAATAACGTATCGTACTAAAAATGTCACTATCATTACAGCATGCATTTTCTACAAAGGGTTCATTAGCTTTGTTTGTTAATAACAACTTCTTTTTTGTAATAATTTGTTGTATTTTTTCTTGTATAGCGAGAGAAAACTCGATGATTTTGGATTCAACCACCAATATTTTTTCTCTCTGTTTACTTCCACCACTCTTCAGTGAACTCAGTAATGAACTCTTGAACTCGGTTGTTATATTGGATAATCTTCCTATTTTAAAATTAACTAGAGGAGGCAAAAACGAGGTCCACGTTTTTATATCATGTTCGTATTCTTCCTCATCGCCATGTTTTGTATCTGTACCACGACGTCTTTCCCTAGCAATATTATATTCCAATTTATTTTTAATCATTCGATCAACATCTGGAAGTGACAACAATATTTTTTGTATAGTGTCTTTTAAACGATTCGCTATGTTTTCTCTCTTTTGTTTTTGCAGAGCTGACCATGGATCTACTGATGAACGTATATTGTAGCCTATGCACGCAATATATTCAACAGATGAAAAATCTCCATTAGAATCACCATCAATAGGAAATCCCTGAAATGAACGCACACATCCAGGAAATGTTTTTTTTGTTTTAATTGATGGTGTATGAGTTTGAACACCAATTAAAAACATTCCCATTGTGATATATAAAATAGTAGAATTATATATAGTTTTATATGGCGGAATAGTTTTTCCCTTATTTGCCATTTCTTTTACTTCATTATTATAATCAGATTCATTTGGTAGTGATTTCAGTAATGCTTCGTTAACCGTTTTCATTATAAATTCATGTTGTTGAGATATATCAACCATACAGGATTGAGAGAGTGTATTCACAATATTCATCACTATTTTATTTTCTGGAGATAATTTTTTGGCCACTTTTATTTTTACCTCTTCTTCCAATTCTTTCACTCTACCATTTTCATCACTTACCACAGATGCAATACCCGAAGCGGTTTCTGTATTCATGATTTCTCTCGATTTTATTTTGAAACCACCCTCATAACCTTCTTCTGAATCAAAATTAATGTTTTTAATAATATAACCACTGTGTTTGTCGACCCATGAATCTCCGTCATCACTCAAAGCACCAATATCTTTTATAATATATTCAACTTTTTCATTATAATTATCATTATCGTTGATAAAAACACATGCTAATGTATATAAAAAAATGGGTAGTAGTTTGATATTTGTTTTAACACAATAACGCCAATAAACCGATTCAACTTCACCTAATGGTCCTACTGTTGTATCTTTCATGTTTTCTCTCGTAAACATTTGTGTGAAACGAATTATATCGTTTTGTTTTTTTACAAAATCGGTTTGTCCGAGGATCATATCTCTTAATTTGATGTAAGGAGATGTGTAAGGGTTGTTGTTCAAAATAGTGTCGGATTCGTCTGCACCTGTAGCCAGATCCAGGTCATTCTGTTTTAATTCTTCCAATCCTAATAAATATTGTTGGTTGTTGTATTTGACAATTCTTTGATTTTGTATTTTTTCATTCTTCTCAAAAATACTCGTGTAGTATTCAAAAACAGATTTTATTTTATTTTCCAATTCTTCCTTTGACTGATAATATTGTTTATCAAATTCCGTCAAAATACTCTTCAACGCATTTTCAGCCAACATTGATTTATTATCATCCTCTGATTTACAATCTATACCACTGGCAGTATTGTTGTTAGTTATCGTAATACAATTATTTTGTAAATTACATAGTATGTTCTGGTTATTAAACGAATTCAAACCATCCTTATCAATATTTTCATCTAATACCCATGCACCATTTGTTCGAACATAATAATGCATAATATCATTTAACGAGTCATATAAGATCGCATAATGACCATTTTTAACTGGTTTCATTCCCGTTATTAAAGTTTCTACCAAATCAATAGTATCTTCTTTTGAAAGTTTCTCTGATTTTTGCATCTTTTCAATCAAAAAATTAATGAATTCATCCGATTCCATTTTATTCATTTCTTTTTCGTATTGATTTAATAATGAATAGTTTGTTGTATCGAATTTTTTATCAAAATAAATTTTTTTTTCATTTTTTGATTCAGTTCCATCAGTCTTATCACTCCCAGCACTATCATTATCATCCTCCAATTCATTAATATTTTGGTATTGTTTTGCGATTATGTAATTTTTACATTTGTTTTCCATTCGAGATTCCATGAATTTTCGATCATTTTTGAGTTCCGTATTTTCATTTTCAAAAAATGCATTCAAATTATCTGAAAACATGAGGGGCAAATTGTTTAAACTGATACCACTATTAAATAAACGTCCGTTATCCATAGCATTTATTTTATTCAAAATTTCTGCGGAATCCAAGAATGTTTTTTTATCACTTATAGGATTATCTTCACTCATTTTGCTTGATGTTTTAGGTTGACCTTCTATACGATATTTTTCAATGATAGTTTCTTTCACGTTCACGCTTCTCTCTATATCTGGATTTTGAAGAGGTCTTACTTCGTTTTTCTGTTCGGACACTCCTTCTTTATCATTGTTGATAGAATAGGTGATTGAATTTAATAAATTGTACATATTGTTTATATTCGCAGTTGTTCGTTTGTTGAAATTCATATTTTTGATGTTTTGAAAATACCTGTATTTCTCCGCATAACTTTTGTTAAATTCTATGACTTTATAATTAATAAATTTAACAATTGCATTATATTGTAAATATGTAATGTCATCCTGATAAATTAAAAATGGTTCAAAATATTCAACTACATCCTTAAAAGTAAATTTATTATGAATATCTTTTTGCATCATATAAAACAATGTACGTGTTTTAGGTATGATTGCACGTAAAAAATCGTAGTATAATTTTTCATATTGAACTGTTATGTTATTGACTTTGTTTTGCATGTTGGTCAAATTGTCGTTATTGTCCGCATTATCCCTATTTTCTGCATTATCATTGATAAAACTTTCAATGTCAATGTCCAAAATATAATTAATTGGTTTTTTTAAGAAATCACGAGAATCTTCTTCTTGTTTTTCGTTAGGCGATTCACGATTTTCACGATTTTCACTCCATTTTTTATTCATTTTTAAATTTTCATTATCAATGAAATGATTTTCAATATATGTATTTTTATTCAATAGTTGCCAATAATTTAAAAATGTATTATTCAAATTGGCTTTTTCCATTATATTAGTGCCAGGTAATTGAACACGTGAAAATACAACAGCATCTTTTGGTAGCATTATAATCGATTTAATATTCATCGAATCTGGTTTTGTCAAACTAACTACTTGCGTTTTTGATTTGTTACCAACATAAGAAAACGTTTCCAATTTATTAACGCCTAAATTGTATTTGCCTATAACAAAACGTTTCGATTTAATTAAATTAGTATTTAAAACAGAAGAATAAAAATCACCCAGTGTATCTATTATTGCTTCAAAATTATCATTAACGCTTGTATTATAAATATAATCTTTGTTAAGATATTGATTGATAGTAATTTCCTGATTCATCCTATCACTTGTATTATTTTCAAATGGTGTCATATATGGATTCATCTCTTTCATCATAGTTACATATTTATTCATCTCAATGGGTGTGTCATTGGACTTGTAATTATCAAATATTTTTTCAAAGTCATACATATTTTCGGATAATGAGAGAGAAACTATATCAGGGTAATCATAAATGTTATTGTTGGTTTCATCAATATTGTATAATTTTTTTGTATTTTTTACAACTGGTAAAATCCAATAAAGCGATTTTTTGAGTTGAAATAAATTTTCTACAAGTGGTTTCCATGATGCTTCTTTAAACTTCATACCATTTACGTTATTATTTTCGTCAAATGTAGAAAAGGTATTTCTTAATTGTTTGAAACGTTCAATCATAATGTGAATATTGTTTAAAACACGAGATGTTCTATCCTTATTGGGTATGGAAGAAATCATTTCATCCAATAATTCGGTAGTTTGTGTTTCTATACTATATCGTTGTCTTGTTTCATCAATATTTATGTATTGCACAACGTTACCTAGTTCTTCATCTCCAAATACGATTTCATCCGCTTTTAATATAAATTCACGTAGTTGTTGCTTAATTTCACTGCTAGGTATATTAATTACTATATCTTGATCAAGATCTTCACCTTCACCTTCATAAATCTCTCCTTCCTCTAATTCATATTCTTGTGGAACATTTTCAACCTTTTCAACTAAAGTTGATTCTTCTGGTTCTTCTGGTAATGGTAAACCTTCTTTTTCCACTGATGGTGCTATTTCAGATGCGGATTTTGGTTTTTCCCGAATTTCGATAGTGTCAATTGGTAAATAATCAGGAATACCTTTATAATCAAAATTGATGTATATTATTGAATTTTCTGGATATGTTTTTACTTCTATCATATCTTCTTCTAAATTTGTAATTTCTCCTGTAATAATTGCAGGAACATCACCACCAAAATAAATATTAATCCATTTGCCTGGTAATAGATCATTTTGTTTTGCATAACCCGGATATTTATTACGATCTTTTATGACAATATTTTGTATTATACCATTTCCAATAATACCATCATTTATGTTTAATATAATCGTATCAAGTGTTTCATCGTTTATGATACTGATTTTTTTGGAATCGATATAATCAATAATAAAAACACGGTTGTTTAACTTTTCATATTCATTTTTGTTTATCTCTGATTCAGTATCTTTTATAAAAATCTGGATTATATCACCTAATTGTAATTCAATTTCAACCGGTGGTTGATTGTTTTCATTTTCTTTTTCATCGCTTGACATTTATATATTTTATATTGGTGTTTCCTATATTTATACTATATTATATTATCTTTATTAGTACTATGTGTAAATAAAGATAATATAATATGTTAATAATAATATAAAGTTATCTGTGTATTGAATATAATATATATTGTATCATATCATACATCGTATCGTATATCGTATAACTATCATATTTTATCGTACACTATAATAATATAACATAAAATGGAAATTGAAAAATTTGATGCAAAATATGAGTTACACACTATTCAAGAATTTGTGAAATGTCTAAATTCGACGGAACAAGAAATTCTTGACTCCAGTATATTTAATACTGTAATACAGCGTGATCAATGCACCGATCATCAATATCCAGAAGATGAATCAAAAACAATTGAAGCCAGTGATTCAATTAAACCAGCACCAGCACTAACACCAACACAAAAAAATCATAAAATAATAAAATACAATAAAAAATCATTGCCAAAAACTATGTATTCAACATGTGGATTAATACGATCTCTAGTTATAAATGCATCAAATAAAGTTGTATCATTTTCACCACCTAAATGTATTAGTTATGAAGAATTTATGGAGAAAAATCCTGTTTACAACAAAAATATTATTGTAGAAGAACTAGTAGAAGGAACAATGATTCAATTATTTTGGGATTCTTATGAATGTAAATGGGAAATTGCTACTAAAAGTTCTATAGGTGGTTACAATACAAATACTTTTTCTAAAATATCATTTCGTGATATGTTTTTTGATGCTTTGAAAGAAATAAAACTAACATTGAATGATTTTAATCACAACTACTGTTACAGTTTTGTTTTACAACATCCTAAAAACCAGATTGTATTTGATATTGTTAAACCGCAATTGTATTTACTATACGTTTATTGCATAAATCATGTATTTAATATTAGCAACGAGAGTGATGACGATGCGTGCGAAGAGATCGATGTTAAGGTCTGTCATTTATCTGATTCTCATGATAATTCAAATAAAGTCATTAAATTACCAACTGAGTGTAAAATTAAATACCCAAAACAAATTGGTTTAAAAGAACAAAAAACGTACAATCAACTTTATGATTATTTTTATACAAACAGTTATGATATAAACATGAATTATTCAAACATGGGATTGGTAATTTATAACACCTTAACAGGTGAAAGATGTAAAATTAGAAATCCATATTATGAGCATCTACACAATATGCATGGAAGACAATCTAAATTATTATACAAATACTTGATATCAAAAAGTCAAAATACAGTTAAACAATTCATGAGTTTTTATCAAGATGATCCAGAAATTAAAAATAAGGTTGAATCATTTAAAACAAAAATTCAATCTTTTACGAATATTCTATTGATTCATTATATTGATTGTTTTATTAATAAAGCAAAACCTCTCAGCAATTACCCATCAGAATATAAATCTCATATGTATAATTTGCATAACATGTATTTAAAAGAATTAAAACCAAATAAAAGAAATGTTAATTTAATAGAAGTGGTATATTATGTTAAAAATTTACATCCATCCAAATTAGTCTATTCGCTTATTGCAAAAACCAAAAAGTAGAAATATCCTTAGTTAGATATTGATTACACCGACCGGAAAGAAAAATGAGACAAAACCCAGTTATGATTTGTATATTTTATAACTATGTTTCAAATAATTTGACAAATGCTCCTTTGTGATTTTCTTCTCTAAAATATTAGAAATTACTTTATAAATATCTTCATATGTATTCGGACTTTCCTTTTTGATATAATGTTTTAATTGACTAAAAAACTCTTCTATACTATTGGTTTCGGGATGATAAGGAACACTATATAATAAATGATTATTATCATATTCTATCTTTTCTCTTATTAGTTTTGATTTATGAATTGTTTAAATTACCTTTATTTTTGTAGGTTTTAATCCATCTTGCTAATGATTGAAATTTACACTTGAATATTTTACAGGTGTTCCGCATATCCTCATTATTTTCTAAATAATATTTTACAGCAGTTTCTTTATAATCCTCTGTATGTTGCTTCATAATAAATATTTATAAAAAATATTAAAAATATTAAAAATATTTATACTATAATATCAAATGGAAGAATTACAAAAAGAAAATGATGAATTAAAAAAAAAGAACGCAGAATTAGAAGAGCGTTTAAAGAAATATACAAATGGAGATAATCATAAAAGATATTATGAAAAGAATAAAGAAAAATATAAGGAATTAGGATCTAATTATCTACAAAAATTAAAAGAGGAAAATCCTGAAAAATTAAAAGAATATAGACAACGAGCGTATCAAAAACGAAAGGAAAAGATGAATATAGAAACAAATGTATAAAAAAAAATTGAATTAAAAATAATTATAATTGATATAACACAAAAATACTTGACACCATTAATTTAATTGAAAATATGACTACATTAGAAGATATTTATCATCCAAATGAAAGGAATAGATGGTTTTATGCGGAAAAAGATGAATGTTTAGTAGTGTGTCCGTTAAATATAGTTGGTGATATATCAGAACACGAAATTTCAAAAATAAAGACATTGTATTTAACTTTAAAAAACAATTGGGTACGTGCTAAATTTCCGAAAACAGTTAAGGAAAATTTAAAAATAAAGCACTACATAAAAATAGGCGAAGAATGTCCTTTATGTTATGAACCTATATGGCATAAAAAAAATGCGTTTTTAACAGATTGTGGTCATGCTTTTCATTCATCTTGTATTCATAGTTATGAAATGGCTAATATATATAATGATAACGGAATATTTTGTCCTATGTGCCGTTGTGATATGGGATTATATGGAGAAAACGGGTATATTTATTTTAACTCAGAAAATAGATTAGATAAATTGGAAGACTTTTGGAATAATATATCATATAAAAAACCTAGGGTATGTTGTAATAATCATATATTGGGTTTAAATAAAAACTGTAAAAAATGTGTTAATTACAGAATGTGTTTTAAATAAATATAATTGCGTATATTTATTTAAAGATATTTTCTTTATATAAATTAAAAAGGATGGCGATCAAAAAAGAACCTCCGGATAAATATCGGTGTTTGAAACTTCCTATTTCCTCTATTCTTAATAAAGATTTAGAGAAAGAAAAAGAAGTTAAGGAATATTTAGAAATTTTACAAAAAGCAATTATTAGAACAAATGCAATTACAAGTAAAACATATTTTTTATTACGATTATGGGTTCTTCACAAGTATCATAATAATCAAGAAATACCTGAAATTACAACAGATACTATTTCAATGTCTATGAAATCAATAATTAAATCTTCTTCGGGACAAAAACCAAAAGGCAATAATGCTATTTTATTGCAAGAATTTCAAAAATTACATACTTTTCAATTAGAAGATGGAAGTAATTTATCATCTATTTTAGATTATTACGCTACAACTATGATTACATCTATTGAAAATAATATTAAAATGAGATTTTTTGATTATATTAACAGATTTGTGAATTCTTATTTTAAGCATTTGCATCAAGACCAGTTGGAAAACAAAGAATTCAAAAAACAACTCTACAAAGAAATTAATGTAGTTAAAAACGATATTATCAATAATACTCTTAATTGTGATGAAAAATACCATAACTGGTTAAAAGAAACTCGTTATAAAATTGTTCCTGAAACATTTGAAACCAGTTATTATTATGATATTAAAATTACTCCTTATAAGTATTTGAAACATATGATTTTTATGTGTTTAGAATTAGAGAAAATAGAAAGAAAATCTTTCCAATTTTTTCCTATTCAAACCAATGCTATTCCAAGACATATTCAAGTAGATACAAAAGCATTAGTTGAATTATTTGTAGAAACAGAAAAACATCAAAAGTTATTAGATGTTTGGATTAAAGAAACAACTGAAATAAAATCAGGAAAAAATAAAGGAAAATCAAAAAATAAAACAAAAGGTGATTTGTATAATTGTTTAGAACAAAATAAAGAATTTATTTGGGACACATTTTTCAACATTACTCAAAGTAGAAAAAACTATGAGTTTGATTATACCATTATTACGGATGGATATGCAACATCTTTGAGGTTTTTACATAAGGATTATATACAGGAAGAACAAGGAAAGAAAGACAAGAAAAAAGCAGGAAAGAAAGCATTACAAGGATTAACCAAAGAACAAAAATATAAAATAAAAGAAGATAAAAAACAATTACAAAAAGAACAAGCAAAACAAAAACGATTGGAAAATAAAGATAAACCTACAAAATCCAAGAAGGAAGAAAAACAAGAAAATCCTGAATTTCCTTATATTGATGAAGTTCCAAAAGAACTTTTAGAAGGGAAACATATTTTTATTGATCCCGGAAAAAGAAGTTTATTTTCTATGATGGATGACGATGGTAATCATTTTTCTTATACCAACAGAATATATTTGAAAGAAACGAAACGATTGAAATATCAAGCATTACTGAAAAATTACAGAGATAAAATAGGAATAACTGAAATAGAAGAAGGATTAAATAAATATAACTCTAAAACCTGTAATATAGAAAAATTCCAAGAATATATAACAGCAAAAATAAAAGCAAATGAAAAGTTAGTTCCATTATACCAAGAACTAAAATTTCGTCAATACAAATGGTATAGTTATATCAACAAAAAACGCACTGAAGATAATATGGTAAATAAAATAGTAAATAAATATAGCAAAGACCATACTATTATCATAGGAGATTGGAGTATAGGTAAACAAATGCGAAATTTTATATCTACTCCAAATTTAACATTAAAACGAAAATTACAAGAAATATTTAAGGTTTATAATATAGATGAATTCAGAACATCCTGTTTATCACATAAAACAGAAGAAGTATGTGAAAATTTATATTTGAAATTCAAGAAAGACAAATCACAAAAAGAACGAAAGATACATTCTATCCTAACATATCAAATGGAAAATAATAGGAAGGGGTGTATCAATCGTGATAAGAATGGATGTAAAAACATTCAAAAGGTATTTAATTCTTATATGGAAACAGGAGACAGACCTGAAAAGTATAGAAGAGAATACAACACTAATAAAAGTCTCCAACCGCTAAAAGCCGTGAAATGTGAGACAAGCCCAAGATTTTCTTTAACAGAAAATGGATAGGGTGCATTTACATTACCAAAAAGGGATTTGAGATTTTATTTTTTATAGAAAGTTTGTCTCATTTTTCTTTCCGGTCAGTGTAATAAAAAATATATAAATATAAGTGAATATATTTATATATAAATATAAGTGAATATATTTATATATAAAGATGCCAAACTGGTGCACAAATAGCGCTTCTTTTATTTGCCCATCGAAAGAAGTATATGACAAACTATTAGATTCCATAAAAACCGACACATGGTTTCAGACTTTTGCACCACTAGGATTAGATCCAGAGGAACATCCTGATGGCTGGAATTATGAGACAGCATGTTATATGTGGAATACAAAATGGAGTGCAAGAGACGTAGATATAAATGATTGCGACGAAACAGAATACACTATCAACGTATCATTTGAATCCGCATGGTCGCCACCGACAGGTGTTTATCGTTTAATGAATAAAAATCATAATATAGAAGTAACTGCATATTATGATGAACCTGGTAATTGTTTTTTCGGTAGATGTATGTATGTAAATGATCATCGAGATGGTGGTGGTGAAAAAATAGAATCAGATGAAACATATGATTATCCGAATGATATGAAAGAATTAGAAGAATTACGCAGTAGTATCAAGGTGGGAAGTGATTTGGACGATTACATGAATTCTACGTGGATAAACTTGCAAGAAATGTGGGAAGAAGAAGATAATCAAGAAAATAATCAAGAAGAACAATAAGATTACTCACTAAGAGACCCACAATCTTGAACAACCATTCTTTTTACCAATTCATCAAAATTTATTTTAGGTTTCCAATTTAAAATGTTTTTGGCTTTTGTGTAATCACCTAATAATAAATCTACTTCAGCAGGGCGAAAATATTTGGGATCTATAAAAACATATTCTTTTCCTGTGTTTATATCGTATCCAATCTCGTGAGGTCCTTCTCCTTTCCATGCTAAAATTATATTTTTAAGTGCAAATGATTTTTCTATAAATTCACGAACTGTATGAGTTTCACCAGTTGACAATACAAAATCATCAGGATTATCATGTTGTAAAATTCGCCACATTCCTTCCACATAATCATTTGCATGACCCCAATCTCGTTTCGAATCAATATTTCCCATAACAAGTCTGTCTGTTTCACCACGAAGTATTTTCGATAGCCCAATTGTTATCTTACGTGTTACAAAATTAAATCCTCTTCTCTCTGATTCATGGTTAAATAAAATACCATTGGATGCAAATATTCCATAAGATTCCCGATAATTTTTGACAATCCAATATGCATATAGTTTGGCTACTCCGTACGGTGATCGTGGATGAAATGGTGTTGTTTCTGTTTGTGGAACTTCTTGAACTAATCCATATAATTCACTAGTTGATGCTTGGTAAAAACGTGTCATGTTTTCTAATTTATTTATTCTTATTGCTTCAAGTATTTTTAATGTACCAAATGCATCTGTGTCTGCTGTGTATTCGGGCATTTCAAATGATACTTTAACATGAGATTGTGCTGCTAGATTGTATATTTCTAATTTTTCCATATTGTGTTGATCTGACTTAATGTTCGCTAAAATAGAAATTAAACATGTACTATCTGTCATATCACCGTAACGTAATTTTAATTTATCAAAAATATGATCAATGCGGTTTGTATTAATAGATGATGATCTACGTATTAAACCATATACAATATAATTTTTTTCTAATAATAATTCAGCTAAATATGATCCATCTTGACCTGTAATTCCAGTAATAAATGCTACCTTTGTCATGTTGTATAAATTGTAATTCTAATAATATTACAATTTATATATTTAAGTTGGTTAATGATTGAAAATAAAAAATACGTAGTATTTTATAACTAATTGTTTTCGCTCATGTTATATATATATATATATATATTACATGAGCGAAAACGATAAAAACAACGAATTTGTATACGTATACGTTTACGTTTTAATTTATGGAAATGATTGGGAAGATAGTGTAATTATATTGTCAAAAGAAGATGCTATAGAAATATCAAAAAAATATCCAAACTCTAGAGTGGAGATATTTAGTAAAAGTAAAAATATAGATAAAAGTTTAATTAACACTGTAGGATTTACACCTACATATAATTATTATAAAAATGGTGAATTAGTATTTTTCTCATAAATCTATACTATTTTTTTTATTTTTGTAAAGACATCAATTGCATTTTTCAAACATTCAACAACATTTTGTTTAATTGTTGCTATTTCTACTGGCTCTATATATGCAACACGAATAATACTATCTACATCGTGAGGATGGAATTTCTTAAAACCGCAAAAACTCAATGTTTTTAATCCTTCAAAATAATCTGTGTACATGAAATATTCAATCGATTTACCAATTGTATAATCTTCATTGTTTAAACGAATATCAAAACAATTTTCCATAGTATTATCCGATGGTTTTATTTCCAATTCATCTCTATGAATCTGCATATCAATTGCATTTAATTTATCAACTAGAATATCACATGCTTTTTGAATAATTTCTTGATTGGTGTATATTCCGATGGTTTCGATTATAAAATCAAAACTATCTTTTTTTGTAATTCTTAATGCATCTAATAATTTCCAGTTTTTAGATTCAAACTCAATTTCTTCCGCATTCAATCCTGAATCTTTCCAAACTTGTTGTTTTTTACCTAATTCTTCCTTGATTTTTACATCATCTGGAGTATATCCATAAGCACATGTTGAAACACAATTAAACATACCATCGTCTTTTGCATCACTAATGCTAAATTCACATGTTAAATGTATTTTTTCACCTGGCAGTTCGTCTGAAATTTTTGGGCGTAATTTAACAAAATCGATAAAATAACCCGTCAGGTCAGATGCCGGGAAAATCTCACGAACGTCGTTCTCAGAAAGGTAACTGTCTGTTTGTAAGTTTTTAATTTTAAAATGTTCGGTTGTTACCACCATAACGGTATCTGTGTTATTTTCTTCTTTTACTTCTAATAAATAGTTTTTAAGGGGTATTTTTAAATCACGAATATGAATAGGAACGCAACTTAAACGTTGCTTCAAAATCTCGTTATTTAATCTACTGGTGTTAGCATATATAATGGCTTTGTTTTCTTCATATGGTGAAGTTTTAAATACAGCGATAGGAATATCTGATAAAATTGTACGTCTCAATGCATTTGCTAAACTTACATTTATACCTGATAGAGTGAATTGTAAAGTATTACCTTTATCTGAAATATTATCAATTTTTGGATTCATGGTTTATATTGGTTTGGATTGGATTGGATTGGATTGGATTGATTTGAATTTTGAATAAATAATATATTGTTCTGGGTTGGGATAATATATATTTATAGCTTACTATTTATTTATATGTGTTATAAATAAATAATATTTCAATTTTAATTTTAATTTGGAATTATTTATAAGATATAAAAATAAAGTTAAAAATAGTATATAAATAATATTCGTAATATAATATCAAATGAGTTGTATATTATATTATTCCAATTTCTGTAATCATTCAAAAAATATCATTCAAACATTATCAAAAACAAATTTAGGCAAAGATATACATTTTATATGTATTGACAAAAGAGTAACAGAAGATAATAAAACATATATTATTTTAGAAAATGGACAACGTATTATATTGCCTGATACCGTTAATCGTGTTCCTGCTTTGTTGTTATTGAATAATAATTATGAAATATTATACGGGGAAGCAATATTGAATTTTTTCAAACCTAAACAAGAAGTTGCTGTAAAGCAAGCAACCAGCAACAACTTAGAACCCATGGCATTTTCATTTGGAGGTGGTGCAAGTGCATTTGGAATCATGTCCGATAATTATAGTTTTTTGGATATGAACTCGGATGATCTCTCTGCAAAGGGGAATGGTGGCGTCAGACAAATGCATAATTATGTTCATACAAGTTATATGGATAAAGAATCAATTTACACTCCTACAGATGAATCGAGTATAAAAGCAGGCAAAGTTCCAGAAGGTTTAACAGTTGAACAATTACAACAACAGAGAGAGCAAGAATTTCAAAATTTAACTGCTAATGGGAATGGTGGTCAAAGAAGAATGTAATATTTTGCGAAAAATATTATGACAGTGAATTCAAAAAGGTATTAATAATTTCAGTATAAAAAACTGCTCTATAATTATTATGATGATCATGTTTTGTAAAAAAATCATCTTTAATGCGCATTAAATTTGCGTCATATGTGAATGAAGTAATATCTAAAAACTTAATATTGTGCATTGACAAATTTTGAATTTCATTTTTAAGTTGTTCGTTGAAATTCAACGCTATTTTCGTTCTCTCTACTATATCAGGTAATATAGCAGTAGATAACCTTTTTTCTAATTCGATTAAATCCTGTTTTTCTAAGAAATTTATGTGTGCATTTAATAATCCTTGTTTAATATGTTTATCATCTAAAACAGGTAAACCAATAGACAGTATTATAACAGACCTATTTGAAAAATTAGTTACTATATAATTTAAGTAATTTTTTATAACAGATAAATTAAAATCAACATAATTTATATTCTGATTTTCTAAATATTTATGTATAAATGAAAAATCTACATCTACACCTCCAAATAAAAAAAATAAATGTTTGTAATCATTATTATTAACATTGTTTATTATAAGATTATTATATTGTGATATGGAGTTTGAATTATTTAATCCTTTTGCGCTACCACCACTACATGATAAATAGATATAATTGTTAAATTTAATATCACCAGAATGACTATCACCGGTTAAAAAATTCATTAAAAACGTGTATAATAATTATATATAATATAAATAGGGAAAAATATATAAATAAATATAGCTAATATAGTTAATATAAATAATATTATGTCGAATTCATCCACTGTATTAACTGCTTTTAACGATCATTTTATGGAATTTGTAAGTGATATACAAAGAGTTTTTCCAGAAGATAATGATATATTGGCATCAAAAAATGCTTTCATTACTATTAGAAAAATTAATCCCAAATTATTTATTCGGGTCTGGTCTGAATATGTAGTAGGTAAATATAGAGGTGAAATCGAAGCAGGTAACATTGATTATTTTATTAACAAAGATTATACACAAGATGTCATGGATTCACCTAATTCCAAAAAAATTATTATGGGCATTGATAGATTAAGAAATCCGGTAAAGGAAATGGATGAAGAAAATAAAAAGAAATCAATGACATATATTCAAAATTTAACAAAATTATGTAGTATTTATGGTAACATGAACGGTGGATTTTAATTTATGTATAGTATAAAATCTAAAAACATCAAACCCTCAAAACTCAAAACTCCAAACTCCAAAATCTAAAAACAAAATCAATAATATATTATTTAGTTTTAGTTCAATTTAAAAAATATTTATTATATTACACATATAATAAATGTCAAGCGATTCAAAAGATACAACTGGCCAAACAGAAAAGAGTGTCATCCCAACAGAATTTAATAAAATCATTAAAGATCTATCGAATGATTTAAGTATTACATTTCCGGAATATGCCCCTTTTATTGAAAAATGGTGGGTAAATTCAAAGTATGAAAACCCTGTTCAATATTTATATGAGTTTTGTTTAAAGAAAATGCCTCCTCGATTTTTTGATATTTTATACAAAAATGCTGATATGTTTTCTGAAAGTTCAGATCTAGATACTGAATTTTTACCTAACATTCACTTTAGAAATTTATGGCAATGTGATATTAGTGATAGTACCCGTGAAACAATTTGGCGATATTTGCAATTGATTCTTTTTGCTATTGTTGGAACCATGGATAATAGTGACGCTTTTGGTGAAACTATCAAAATGTTCAAGTCAGTAGAAGAGAATGATTTAAAGAGCACATTGGAGGAAACAATGGGTAAGATGTATGAATTTTTCGAAAATAATAAAAATGCAAGTACTGGAGAAGGTCAAGACAAAGACGGAGATGAAAATAGGGAAGATAAAGACCAAAATGGTGAAGGAATTAATATGAACAATTTCCCTAGTGCAGAAAATTTACATGAACATATTAATGGTATGTTAGGTGGAAAATTAGGCGAATTGGCGATGGAAATTGCACAAGAAACTGCTTCTGATTTAAATTTAGGAGCGGATGGTGATTTGAATGCTGATTCAGATGTAAAGGATGTTTTTCAAAAATTGATGAAAAATCCAGCAAAATTAATGTCATTGGTAAAAAATGTAGGAAGCAAATTGGACGAAAAAATCAAATCAGGAAGCATAAAAGAAAGTGAATTGATGTCTGAAGCAAGTGATATTATTAATCGCATGAAAGATATGCCTGGTATGGGCGATATTCAATCCATGTTGAAAAAAATGGGTATGAACAAAGGAATGGGGGGAGGAAAATTCGATTTCAATGCAATGGAGAGTAAATTAAATCAAACAATGAAACAAGCACAAATGAAGGAAAAAATGAGAGAAAAAGCAGAAATAAAGAAGACACAAGCACAACAGGCACAGGCTCAAGCACAAGCACACATGCAAGAACGTGCACAAAATTTTAACCCTATAACTGACGAACAATTAATTAATATGTTTAGTAATCAGACATCATCGTCCTCTTTATCCAATCCATCCAACACTGCATCTGGAGAGAAAAAGAAGAAGAAAAAGAAGAAGAATTAGATACGAGCGAGGAAAAAAATATTACTAAAAAAGATAAATTGTAAAAGATAAATTGTAAAATATAAAATATAAATATCATTATAGAATATAAGTAATATAAATATGAATTCCAAATCAGTAAAATTTAATAATGATAATATAAACGAAATAGATATTTGGATCAACAATCCGACTATTTTATTAGATAAAAATACATTGTTTGAAATATGGCCAACACAACAAATGTGTTACGAAAGAAAAATAAATGCAATGTCAAGATTAATTATAATTTTAACAATTTTAGGATTTATTTTAACTAGATCTATGAAAATAGTCGTAGTTGGATTTATTACTTTGTTTGTAATTTATTTATTTTATTATCAGAATTGGTATAAGTATAACAAAAATAACAAAGAGGGGTTCGGCTCTGAATCCGATTCATCATCTGGTTATAACCCAATGGTAAGTGTTAATACACCTGAAACAGAATTAGAGCCAAATAAAACTAGTTTATTAGTAAATGCCACATCAAGTAATAGCGAAGATGGAACTCCTTTAAAAGAATTTGTAAAAGACAATTATCAAAGAGGTACAAAAACAAACCCGTTGGGAAATGTACTTTTAACTGATATAATGGATAACCCTGATAGATTATCAGCGTCTCCAAGTTTTAACCCTTCTGTATCTAATGATATTACAAATAATGTTAAAAAAATGGTTCAAATGTTGAATCCAGGTATTAAATGTTCTGATAAACAATTATTCAATAACTTATATGATAATTTTGATTTAGATCAATCGAACCGAGTATTTAATGCGACTGCAAATACAAGAGTATCAAATGATCAAGGCGCTTTTGCACAATACTTGTATAGTAACCTCAAATATAGTGGAAAAGAAAATACTCCAGAAGGTGCTATTGCAAGGGTTCAAGATAATGCACCTGCTAGATACATTGATCCATAATAGTTTTTTATTTGTAAATGAAAAAAACAAAAAAAATGAAAAAACAAAAAAATGAAAAAAAGAAAATATAATAAAAATTAATTTATTATATTTTTGTATGAATTTATATTATAATCTTAATATAAATTAAAATAATCTTTCATCATATATAATGTCATATTCAAGTTCTAATTATGTTTTTGATAATATGTCAAGAATCGGAAATGATTCATGTTGTGTCGATCAGAACACAATACAAAGTTTAGAAGCATGTAATTATACTTTGGAAAATTATTTCACTGCCGATTGTTCAATGAAAAATCCTATTTCATTAGCAACATCCCAACCATGTGTTAATTACAAGGGTGGTTATAATGTAGCTGTAGGCGGTTGTAATATCAATGATAATTCAAAATTATTAATTGGTACTATTCAAACCCATCCAAAATGCAGATTGGACTTATTCCATCGTCCTTTTGCAACTGTTCCATATTTAGGAAGAGGTAGTGTCGACCCTGTTATGGAATCACAAATCCAACAAGGTGATTATGGTACAAACAAAAAGAGTGTATCTAATTTAGGTGAATTTAGTTATTATAATCAATATGTTAATGTACCACTAGTACCAAATGTTAAGAGTAAAATGAACAACCCATCTTATTGTGTAGAGGGTGTTGCATCAGAAGGTTGGATTCGTGGTGGTGTTCCTTCGAGAGAACTAACAAGAGATCAGGATTTTGTTGTTGAGAATGATAAAACTAGTTCTGCATACGGAAACAATAATAATGTTTATTCTATGAATGTAAATTCAAGTGTTAATTCATATAGTTCATTATAAATAACTTTTGTAAATTTGTACCATTTCAAATGAAAAAATAATAATATTATATAATAATTATAACTATTATATAAATCCCAAAAACAAAACACAAATGGCATCCACCAGAAATAAGAATACAAGAGGAAATTATTGTTTAGAAGAAATTTCAAACGCACAGAGTAGAACATATACTATTTATAAAAATTCTGGATATGGTGAAGCATATAATACACAATTACCTGGAAATGGTCTCAACCCTGCTCAAATACCATGGAATAAACTATCTTATAATGCAGTTGATATCGAATCATTTTTATTTGGTGTCAATTCAACCAATTTAGTTGAACCAAAACCACCATGTTTGAAACCGGAATTAGTTTCATTGTCATCTGCTAATATATATGAAAGCGAACCTACTTATGTACCAGAACCATTAGTTGTTGAAAATAATCAACGTCCTTTTCCAGTGCCTTAATTCCCTAATATTCAGGTGTATGTTTTTTGAATAAACATCCATGTGAATCTAGACCTGTAACTTGATTTGTGATAATATCTGGGTTTTGAAAAGAACAATTTGACATCCAAATCTTAATAATGCAAAAGTTTTTTTTTGGTGAAATAGTAATTCCATTTACACTAGCAACGAATGAATTGTTTGTACTTATTGTATTTCCTACTAATGCATAAGTAAATTCACGCCACACATCATAAACATTTTTATTAATAACTTTATAGGAAAAACATCCACCATTTCTGTTTTTAACATCCTCCCAAATAGGCTTAATACCTTCACGCATTATAAACAACATGCAATTTTTTACTAATATTTCTGGAAGAGTTTCGGTTATTGAAATAGCTTCTTCCACTGAAGACATTGTAAAAATGTTTTTATAACTTTTTGGAGTCCAATCTGTATCATGAGGTAAATGTGCCCATAAAGTCCAATTATCGTTCAATTGATGGTGATTTTGTGTCATTGTATTGCTAATGGTAGTATTTGGAATTACCATTTATATATATTTTTAATCATTTTTTTTTTATATCATTTGCAGTAATTATTTATCTATTCTAAATATATAAATAATTATTTATTATTTGTAGTTGTATTTGATAATATGAGTGAAATGCGTATGACCTCTAAGCGAACTAGAAGTAGATCTAGGAGTAGAGAGAGAAGTAACAGCAGGGAACAAGATAATTTTGAATCAAAACCATTAATTTCGAATTCACCGCGTAGCAGTGTTCGCGAAAGACGTACAACCCAAAAATATAGACCTGAAAATGTCTCGCATCGTAGCAGTGTTCGTGAAAGACAAACAAAATCAAGCTTAAATATCCCAGATACTACTAGTAATAATATGTCTCTCTCCTCATCGTATGTTGAAAGAGAAACAAAAGACGAAAAATACAAGATGATTTTTACCATCGGAAGAATGAATCCACCAACATCTGGGCATCTAAAACTAATATCTGAATTAATGATATTGGCTCGTGAAAATAATTTAGATAATATTGGAATTGTATTATCTCCATCGGAAGATAATAAAAATCCTCTTTCTTGTTATAGAAAAAAACAATATATATCGGAAATGGTCTCTAGCATATCAGATATAAAAACGAATATAATTTGTAAAGAATCTGGATTCCCTATGTCAAATATATATGAATTGTTACATGTATCTGGTGTTGATAACAATAGTAAAATGTTATTAATTATTGGGGAAGATCGTCTCAATGCATTTAATTGGTTAAAAAAATATTACCCTAACTTGGAAATACGTGCGTTAGATCGACCTGAGGGAGCTATGTCTGCTACAGCAATTAGAGGTTATGTTTCTGCTAATAAAAAAAACGAGTTTGATAGTGCTTATACTGGTATATTACAGCAGGACGTAATTGATGAGTTATATAATGAAGTCGCTTCGGGATTATCTAAATATTCTGATACCGCCCCATCATCTAGTAAGAAATCCAAAAAACGCGGAGGTAGAAAACCTAGACAGACAAAAAGAAAACGCGTTAAAAACCCCAAAAAACAAATTTCTAGTCGCTATTAGTTTCTGTTCTAGAAGAGTCGCTTAATTGTTCCGTAGATGTATGTGTAACATATTCATTTGTAATTTCATATTCTTCGTCACTTTCTATAAAATTATTCGTATCGGGTTTATCTGTATTTTTTAATGAACTAGCAACAATGTTTTTTATTTCATATGTATTTTCATATAAATGAATATATTGTTCGTCCAAATTCATGTCGACCATATTCACTGCACCATCAATAAATCGTAATTCACATCCATCTAAATGTTCTAGCTTTATAATTTCATGTGAATAATAAGTATTTACAAAGTACAATAAAAATTGTTTGTCGATTATATTTCCATCTATCAAAAAATTGTAGTTTGATGTTGACAGTTGTAAATCCACGAGAACTTCATCATGTTTCTTTAAATAAGGAATAGATAACTGAAAAACCATGAATTTTACGGTTGACGGAACCATATCAATACTATCAAGATCTACTTCAATTGCATCATTAAGACTATTCACATCATCTTTTTGTATTATTTTTTTATGTTTTGTAGATTCATTGGATAAAATAATAAAGTCGTAACTGGATTCGCTGACTAAGTCCTTGTTTAATGAAACTGTTTTATTTATTACGTCACCATTTTTTATGTAGTCAAACATATATTTGTTAGTTGGTTTTTCTGGAATGTTTAATATCTTATACATGGTTTTTTGTATGTTTTTTTCATAGTTTGCGAAACAATCTATTTTTTCTTTGATTACTTTTACATTTCTGTTCTCCATTATTTTTTTGCATATTATTTGTGCTTTACTATATAAAGCAATAACGTCGTAACTACATACAAAAACTATATTATTAAGTTTATCATTAACAGAGTTATCATTCATTGTCTCATATACGCGAATCGATAAATAGGACAACAAAAAATAAAAAACAACATTAGGTAAATGGTGAAAACTAAATTTTAAGAATTGTAACGATATAAACGCCATAAAAAATGAACCACTGTACATTCCTACTGATTTCAAATTTGTAGTCTTTACACTATTGGATATAGTAGTTATAATATTTTTATAGTCGGACATGTTATATGAATATATAATTTTTATACTACTAGTATTTTTATATTGTTTATTTATATATTTTTCATACAAAATAACATAGATACATAGTGTGATAACAATATAAAATTGATCCTTTTATATTGTTACGGTGCATATAATAAAAATATATTTATAGAAACAATAAAATATGACTATAAACAACCTTTCATCTGAACAAAAATATGCTCTTTATAAATTTAACCGAGGCGAAAACCTCTTTATAACAGGACCCGGGGGGACGGGAAAAACATTTTTAATACGACATTTGATAAATTCGGCGAAAGAAAACAAAAAACATGTGCAAGTATGCGCGTTGACTGGATGTGCATCAGTTTTGCTTAATTGTGGTGCAAGAACAATACATTCATGGAGCGGTATTAAATTAGCACGTGGTGATGCGAACACTATTATCGAATCAGTTTTACGTTCAAATAGAATATTAAATAATTGGAGATCAGTCAAAATTCTAATAGTAGACGAGGTAAGCATGATGTCAAAAAAAATATTCAATATATTAAATGAAATAGGTAAACGTGTAAGACATTCGCCATTGCCATTTGGTGGAATACAAGTAGTTTTTACGGGAGATTTCTTTCAATTACCACCGGTGGGAAACAACATGAATGATCAAGGAAGTGAGGATTTTTGTTTTGAATCAGATGATTGGTGCAAGGTTTTCGCGATGGAAAATCATATTCAGCTAAATAGTATGTTTAGACAAAAAGATCAAGATTACATAGACATATTAAATGAAATTCGTAGAGGCGAACTTTCGGAAAAAAATTCTGAAAAACTAAAAAAATATGTCGGTCGTGAATATACCAAAACCGATAATAATATCCTATATACACCTACCAAATTGTTTCCAACACGCGCAAAAACAGACTATATAAATAACATGATGTTTAATACACTGGATGAAGATGAGTATCATTTGGAATTAGGAGTAAAGACAGATTGTACTGTTTTGTTGGATGGTGGCAACAATAAAAACGGTGGAAAGACATTTAGTTATGAACAAATATTGAAGTGTCAGCGCATGACACCACAGGAGAGAGAATACGAAATAGAAAACCTGAAAAATAATACTCCATGTGAAAAGATATTGAAATTAAAGAAAGGATCGAATGTATTATGTTGTGCTAACATTGATTTGGATAATGGAATATGTAATGGATCACAGGGTATTATAACACGTATCGAAGAAAGAGGTGAAGCAACAATAATTGAAGTTAGATTCACAAACGGTGTCACGCGTGTCATTGAACCTCATTGGTGGCAGTCAGAAGAATATCCGTGTATTGCGATAAAACAATACCCGCTTTTATTATCATGGGCAATGACAATACATAAAATACAGGGTGCCACGCTAGATATGGCAGAAATTGATATTGGGAGTTCTATATTCGAATATGGACAAACGTATGTGGCGCTTTCTCGAATCAAATCTCTAAACGGATTATATTTATCTGATTTTAATCCAAACAAAATAAAACCGAATCCGAAAGTAATCAATTTTTACAAGGGTATTCCAAAAATTGATCATGTGCATGAAGTTGATGATGATAATGATGATGCTGATGATGAAGTTTGTGAAGATAATATATTTTCCAAATTTGAATACAAAGATTTGGAATTAGACGAAGAAGATTATATTGACTAGTATTACATATTATTTGGGTAAGGATAAAATTTTGATATATTCATGTAATTATAACCTCCTTGTGATGTAGGGGCTGATGAAGGTGTTGATGTAGGTATTGGTTTATTTCTTGCAGGAGGCTTATATGTATTTGCTGGTGGATATCCCATAGCAGGAGGATAAATAGATGGTTGTGGATTATATGGTGTTTCGGGTGAATAAACATTTCGTTTTAGTGTCATTGCTGGAGCTGTAAATTCCGCATTTCTACTTGTTGAAGTTTCATTATATAGCTCACTGCCTGTTGCTTTACTTAAACCAAAAATATATAAAATTAAACTTACTATAAATGTCATCATAATAAATGGAATAAACACTATAATCCATGATATAATTGCTAAATCACGTTGGCATAATAAATTTAATAAAATAGTCATTATTATCATGATAACAAATTTTACTGCAGCAGTATTTATTAAACCAATGTATAGATCCATAATTATTTGAACTACTGAAAATACAACATATATAATTGCTGGTGTACACAATCTTTCCATTTGTTTGTATATTACTATATAATATACAAATACTAAATTTTTTGGTCTTGGGGTTTAACTTTTTGATTTCTGGTTTATAATACTATTTATAGAAACATTGCTTTTCCTTTCTTAAAATTGCCTACAATATCACCTGGATCACCATCTGCATCTATTTTATAAATTTGACCATTTTCTTTGTCATTTGTGAAATATAATACACCTTTTATCTCAATTTCATATACTTCTTCCTCTTCGACTTCAACTTCTTCTTCTTCCTCTTCCTCTTCGACTTCTTCTTCAACTTCTTCTTCAACTTCTTCAACTTCTTCAACTTCTTCAACTTCTTCGACCTCTTCAACTTCTTCGACCTCTTCAACTTCTTCGACCTCTTCGACCTCTTCGACCTCTTCGACTTCTTCAACTTCTTCGACTTCTTCAACTTCTTCAAGTTCTTCGACTTCTTCAACTTCTTCAACTTCTTCAAGTTCTTCAACTTCTTCCTCCTCTTCTTGGGCCTCTTCTTGGGCCTCTTCTTCATCTTCCTCTTCTTCATCCTCTATGGTAGAAATGTCATTGTTTAAAATTTTACTATATAATGGTTGATCAACTACACATGATTCAATATTTGTTTCTTCTATTTTTAATGAAATATGTTCCTCTGTCTTATTATCTAATTTAACAGTTTTTAATTGAATAATTTCATCTTTTAATCGAATAACTACATTATTCAATGCTTCAAATTCTCTATTTTTATTTTTAATTACTTGTTGATATTCTAATAATTCTGTTCTTAATTTTTCATTTTCCACCTTCAACTTTTCTGTATAATTTTTAAATACAGGTAATTCTATTAAAGTATTAAACGTATCATCATACTCATCCATTTTTCTCGATATATTATTTATTATTTTTTTCAACCCGTTATTCAGATTATTATTAATTTCATCTAGTAAATTCTTAACATCTTCTTCTACGTTATTTGTAGATGTATTGTTGTCAATTCTCATTTTTACTATTGTTAATATAATAAAGAAAATTCGTTTTAATACATTTTATAAAATAATAAATTTAATGTATAACCATGGATTCAATAACTATTTCGCTTACCAATAATTTAGATAAAGATGACATATCAATCCAGAATGAGAAAAACAACGAAAACATTGATATTGTGTTACGTCAAACAAATTATACAAAAGAAATAGCCATACAAAAATTAGAAGCACACAATAACAGCGCAATTGATGTAATAAAAGATTATATGGGTATTAAGCCAACTGAAAAAAAGGCACCAATTAAGTCGCTCAATCAAGAAATTTATAGACAGATTAGAACAAAACTAGATACATCGATGTCTGAATATAGAGAGAAGCAACCTGACGGCAATATAAATTTATGAATTTTATGAATTTTATGAATTTGAACCAAAGCCAAATGTTTCATTTAATATAGATGTCTTTGTCGTGTTATTGTGTGTGGAACTCAAATTGTTCGTTTTTTGGTGTGATTTTTTAGTGATTTGAAAATTATTTGTAGATATAATTTTATTATTAATTATAAAATCTTCATTATCTACGTGCAATTCAGGCATAATACGAGTTAATGGTTTATCAACAATCAAAAACAACCGATCATTACGGATCAATGCTCTATATTCATTAATTGATAAATTTCCATAATATTTTTCTAGCATATAAAAAGGAGACGGTGATGGTTTGATATTTTTTGTATAATTATATACTTTTGCATAAATATGATTCATTAAATGATAACGTTCAAATTTAGTAGAACTATCAATATTTTCATTCATTAAATGAGCGACACCACACTCGGGTGTACAAAAACATCCATAAACATGGTATGATTCTTTCAAATAATGTTTCGGAATGTAAATAGGTGGATTATCAAAATCGCATGTACACCAAAAACATGCTGATTTTTTATCTTGAATATTGTTCAAATGTAAACTCATTTCAAGGTCTTTTAATTTTCTATAAATTTCTTTGGTGTCGTTCGCGTTATTATGTGTTGATTGTACATGTACATGATTTTCGTTATTAATTTCAATATTTGGATTATAGGTAGAATTAATTACGTGTACAATTTTATTATTTGGTTTTTGCGATAAAAAAACATTTGAGTTGTTGATATTGTCGTTGTCGTTGTTGTGGGTTGTCGAAAAACCTTCTTCATGAATAACATCATACAATAAATTATTTTTGGATGGAAATTTATATGAATCAATATTATCTACGTTGTTTTCAATTTGATTATCCAAATCCTTTAAAAAACATTTAAGATGTAATATAATATTCGGTTTTTCTATTTTATTTGAATTATCAATAACAACGTTGTGTATTATTTTACCGCCTTTTGGTTTTCTTCCTCTTTTTTTTAGTGTCGGTTTTGTTTCTGTGTTTGTCGATAGATTAGCATCCACTTCAATACCGTTTTCATTTTGACTATCCTCTGGATTAGGAGGTGTTAATGGCGTTGTTTCCTGCGTCATATTAATCTTATTTTGTTCCAACGTTTTTTTGTTTAATGAATTAGGCTTTCTTCCCCTTTTTGATTTTTGTACAACAACAGGTGGTGTATCATTGTTTGACTCTGGAATAGTGGTTGAATTTATAATAGTCGTGGAATTCATTGTAATTTATATTATATTATGAATTATAATATTAATTATAATTTAAGCTGTTTTCATATATATTTTTTTGGTCGGTATATTTTGACGAGAAGTTATTTTTACCTTTATTACTCATATGTAATTTTATGCTATACTATATCATAACAATTTCTACAAACAGCTATATAATTATCTGACCCTATTAAGAATTGTTCTTTTTCGTTTGATATACGTTTTGAAAATATACCCGGGGTTCCGTTTTTACAAATACCACAAAGTGAATTTAATTTGGTTACTTTATCACACATGGGAATTAAATCCAATATTGTGCCAAATTTTTGTCTTTGAAAATCACCATCCAACCCACAAATATATACCTGCTTCTTTTCTCTCAACATGTCCAATACACATGGATATAAATCTTCGAAAAATTGCCCTTCATTTATTAAAATTACATTCGCATTCCTAACTAACATATGACTATCTGATTGACTACTATAATTTTCTTCCAGCGAATCATAATTCCATAAATCCATTAATGATTTTGTTAAAATACATGGTACCATTGTTTTATCATGCGTCGACAACAAATTGTTATTATCGGTATATCGGTCGTCTGAAGAATGATTTATTACTGCAATAGGTATATTGCATAATTTACATTTTTTATAAACATCCAATAAATAAGAAGTCTTTCCCGAAAACATGGGACCAATAATTAATTCTAAATAAGCATTTTTCAACATTTTTGGATTTGTATTTGTATTTGTTTCGGATTCAAACATTATATTATTATATACAATCACAATCTTATTATTTCATTTTTTTTCTTTATTATATAGAGCCATAACGGATATATACATTGGACATCGGACAAATATCAAAAAATATATATTTTGTTTATAACTTAAATAAACATTATTACATATTTACATACATGTCCGAATTAATTGTTAATAACGATATACATAATAAAAATTTCTGTCCATTTGTAGAAAAACATCGCCCTAGCAATTTCGATGATATTGTATTGGATCCTATCAACAAAACCATACTTAAAAACATTATAGAAACCTCCAATTTTCCAAATCTTCTTTTTTACGGGCCACCTGGTACAGGTAAAACAACTACTATTATTAATTTGGTTAATTCTTATCAAAAAAAACTCAATAACGTAAATAAGGGTTTAATGATTCATTTAAATGCATCTGATGATAGAGGAATCGATATTATTAGAAATCAAATAAATATATTTGTAAATTCAAAACCATTATTTGATACTGGTATGAAATTTGTTATATTGGATGAAGTAGATTATATGACCAAAAATGCACAACAAGCATTGCGTAATCTTTTACAAAGCTATACAAAAAATGTGCGTTTTTGTTTAATATGCAATTATATTAGTCGAATCGATGAAGGCCTGCAAACAGAGTTTATTCGTTTGAGATTCAATCAATTACCACAAAACGAAATTATAATATTATTGAGACAAATATGCAATATTGAAAAATTAGACATAAGCGACGATAATCTAAACTATATTCAAAAATTATATAATTCTGATATACGAAGCATGATTAATTTTATACAAACTAATCAAAATTTGATTAACTTAAACGTGAAACTTAATATTATCAACAACGATGTATATAAAAACCTGATGGATATTATTGTATCGAATAATGAAGATGAATATTTGACAAAATGTTTGACATACATTCATGATATAAGTGTATCATACAACACTGATAAAAAAAACATCATGAAAAACTTTCTCAATTATATTATTCGTTATAACATACACATGGTCAACGCCGTGTTTTTAAATTCAATGGAAAATATATTACATTATCCAGAATGCAAAAATAGTTACTACATTTCTTATATATGCTGTAAATTACGGACGATTTGTTTTTCACAATAAAATTGATCTTGATTTACACTCTTTATATTATATAACACATATACTATAGTATACAAAATATAATATAAAGAACACCCATATAAAGACTTTGATTAAATAGTATTTATCCCAAGTGATATAAAGAATTTAATATGTATGGTAATTATCGAAATACAAAACAATCACAGCACCAACAAGTCCCACAAACCAGATTAATAGACGACGAATGGAACGATTTTATAACATCTTCCAATAAAGATTATGAAAGTGACAATGACAATGATGATACTTACAATGCTGGATGTGATATACCAGAAGATAATTGTAGTGATAAAATAAAAGAGGAAGATCCAGATAATAGTAGCATAGTAAATAAAGTTTCCGATATTTATATATCAACAAAAACAATCATAGCGTATTTGAATGTAGAAATAGACTTGTATTCCATTTTTTGGAAAATACCGATTATTCCCTATTCACAACCGAGCGACGGAGTCATTAAAAAACAAATGAAGTTTAACTCTTTGACCGAAGAAGCATTTAATGTAATGAAAGAAAATCTACAACATGAAGATTATTATGAAGAATTGGTGATTACCAATATAAACAATCCAAATGGTCGTGTAAAATTTAAAGATATTCGAAAAATAAGCATCGGTATTTCCAAAAAAGATTTGGTTTCTTATAGACGCAAAAAGAAGAGCGCATTTTACAATTGTTTTGTTTTAATATTGCGCATGTTTGTAGGCAACACTTTTAAAGAATATCATGTCAAGTTATTTAATACTGGAAAATTGGAAATACCAGGTATTCAAACTGACCATGCATTCAATTCAATATTAAATATGATTATTGAGATACTACAACCTTATTATGAGAAAAAAATAGAATATGATGCTGAAAATACAGAAACTGTTTTGATAAACTCGAATTTCAATTGTGGATTTTACATAAATCGCGAAGTCTTATTTGACGTGTTAAACTCAAAGTATCATATTCAATCTATATACGATCCATGCTCTTATCCTGGAATACAGTGCAAATTTTATTATAATCCAGATATTGGTATACAATCAGGTAGTCAAATTTCAAAGGAAAATAAAGATTTGTATAAAAACGTAAGTGAAGTGTCATTTATGATTTTTAGAACTGGTAGTGTGCTAATTGTAGGAAAATGTGATGAAAACATATTGATGACAATTTATGAATTTTTAAAAGATTTATTAGTAAAAGAGTTTAGTATTATAAGTCAAAAATTTCATTATGATATGAATTCTGTAATTGAAAAAAACAATGAAAAGATAAAAAAACGTAAAATCATGAAAAAAACCATTTTAGTGTCGAATTCGTGAATTCGTGAATCGTTCAGAAATATAAATAAAAATCAAATAATAATTTAAAGAGAATAAATAATTATATTTATAATTATATAAATCAAAATGTCAGAACAAAATAATTCTACTGCCGTCGCCACTACTGGTGGTAAATCCGCATCCGCATCCGCATCCGCATCCACATCCAACTATTCTTTACCCTCCGATGTAACACTTAAACACGCTTCAAAATTGTCTATAGTAGAAGATAAACCTATTATGTTAGATTATTGGACAGCTAGTTTAGACAAAAAGGCGCTAATTGGTGTAAGAGAAACTGGAGAGAAATTACTTGTAAAGAGTGAGGATGAATATACTAGTCCAATCGCAAAGTTTTATAAAAGTAACACTGAATATATTATTATTACAGAAAATTCAATCTATTTAGTATCATCAGAAATTCCTACTAGAAAGATATCATAAGTAGTTGTATAGTATTTTTTTTGAAACACTATCCATTGTAAAATATTATATATACATATAATATTCTATTCTACAAACATATTCTATAAACATATTCTATAAACATATTATATAAACATCATATAAATGAGTTTCTGGTATTTCGATTATGGATTTTTATATAAAAACAAAGGTCCTGGTGGATGTAGAAAAAATCCTTCATATGGAATAATTACTGGATTGCCTGCAAATGTTAATAATAAATTTGTTTCTGGTGCAGGCGTTGGTGCAATGAATCGTTCTGTCTATAGAGCTAAAAAAAGACACGCTACTGTTTGCACTGAGACACAAAAATGTGGTACATTTATTATGGGTTTAGGACAGTATCCTAGCAAATATCAAATGCAAATTTCAGATGAATATCCAAATATTACTCTGCAACAGTTTTTATTAGCAAAACAAAAAGCTAGTCAGCCTGGTGCGTCAAAACAAACAATAGACGAATACAATGAATTTGCTAAGGTACTGTTGAATAATTACAGTTAGAGTTTATAACCGTTAATATCAACCGCAAAAATTTAAGTGTTTGTGGGTTGTCATATTATGAAAAAAAAATTGAATCAGATTATTAATGTAATAATCTGATTATTAAATACATATACATAGGTTTAACTTTTACAAATTTACGGATTTACTGATCATTCTTTAACATTAATCAATCATAGACAATGAGTGCAAATATTATATTAAATACCGTTAATATTGAGGAACAACTAACTAGTTACAGGAGATTTCTTTGTGAGTATAATTTGTTGGACCAAAATATTATGGAGTTACGCAAACAAAATATTCTAAACGAATTGAAAATTCTAAAACTGAAAGGTAAATCTGTGATATTTTCAAATCAAGAAATGATAGCAGGTAAAGTAGTTACTGAATTTACAAACAGAAAAATTATCAATATTATGGTTGTGGCTAAAACACAATCTGGAAAAACTGGCAGTATGTTGGCCACTATAAAAAAATACCTAGAAGATACTAACAATTTAATACCAATCGAAAATATTTATATCATTACAGGTTTATCATCATGTGAATGGAAAAAACAAACAAAGGATAGAGCACCTGAGAGCATACAAGCTAGGGTATATCATCGTTGCGAATTACCAAATACTTTTGTTGACGAAATCAAGGATAAAAAGAATATTCTTATTATTATGGATGAGATTCAAGTTGCAGCAAAAAAAGGTCAAACCATTTACAAAGCATTTGATAGTGCTGGATTATTAAATAAACAAAAATTATATGATAATGATGTTAAAATATTAGAATACACCGCCACACCTGATGGAACCATTTATGATTTGATGAAATGGAACGATTCATCAAGTAAAATCCTAGCAGAAGTAGGTGATGGTTATGTTAGTTCTTATGATTTATTACAATTGGGAAGAGTAAAACAATACAAAGACTTATGTGGTTACAATAAAGAAACGGATGATATTGATGAAAAAGTGTTTGAAAATATTGAGGAAATTAAAAATGACATAGAAAACTATAATACACCTTTGTATCATATTATTCGAACAAAAAATGGTATAGAACAAGAAATTACTATTGAAAATTTTAAGAATATTTTTGATCCTGATACCCATAATTTTATAAAATATGATGGTGAAAGTGATATTGAAGACATAAATACAACATTGTCGATCCAACCTTCAAAACATACTTTTATATTCATTAAAGAAATGTTACGTTGTGCTAAAACGTTAAAAAAACAACACATTGGTATTCTTTATGACAGATGCAGTAAAAATCCAGATGACTCTGCAATAATTCAAGGATTAGTAGGAAGAGATACTGGGTATGATAATAATGGAATAAGTATATGCTATACCAATGTAGACAGTGTTGAACGTTATGAAAAATTATGGAACAGCAAATTTGAAAATACAACAATTAAATGGAATTCAAAAACAACCAAGTTTGCTAACGGCATTCTTTCAGGTAAAAATACATTTAATGATCCTGCCGATTATGATGGATTTTCAGTTGCTAGTGATGAAAGTGAAAATCTAAGAGAACCAATTATTAAAAAGTTTGATACTCAAAAAGAAGCAAAAAAATATTACGTTACAGAATTAAAAGAACGTATGGGAGGAAGGGGACCAAATACTATTAAACCTAATGAAAATGGATATTATGAGGCAACTATTCGTTCAATTAAAAAGATATTCTCTTGTACTGAAATTAGAGAGAATAGAAGATACGGATTAAATGATAATAACTATCGATTTTATCCATGTTATGAAGAGATAAATAACAAAGAAACATTACAATGGTGGTTTATTCATTATTAAAATTACATTACCGTGTATATTACCATATACAATAACAAAAATTAAAAAAATTACATAAAATTACATATTACATGTTTTTTTATTGTTGGATAAAAAACGTAATAAAATTCACAAAAGTTTTTTGAAAAATTAAAAATGGACAAAAATAAATGTCCAAAAATGAAATTACAGAAAAACTTTTGTGAAAAACGTGTTTTGTGACCATAATTGAAAATTAGCGTGTCCGTACCAAAAAAATAATTTTGGTTTTGTTACGGTAAATTTTTCGATAACATAATTAGTTTGTTTTAGGCGATTTTTTTTGTTAAAGAAATATATGAGTTCTTTAACAAAACATTTAACCGATAATATCGTAAAAAATAAGGATTATATCACATGTGAATATTGTGACTATAAATGCAGTAAACAATGTGATTTTAATAAACATATTCTAACACGTAAACATAAAAGAGCGATTTTATTAACAAACCAGGCGATTTCTTTAACAGAAAAAGAAGAAAATACCATTCAACAAGAATTTATTTGCAAAAATTGTAATAAATTATATAATTCACGTGTTGGATTATGGTATCATAATAAAAAATGCACCAAAACAACAAATATAGATAATTTTGATATACAAACTCAAAATGCGGACATTCACCTCGATAACAATGATAACACAATTATATCATACCACGAATTGCATACAATAGTTTTAGATATTGTGAAAAGTAATCAAGAATTGCAAAAACAAAATATGGAATTGCAAAAGCAAATGATCGATGTTTGTAAAAATATGCAACCGTCTGTTTCAAATACTATAAACCAAACCAATAGTCATAATAAAACGTTTAACCTCCAGTTCTTTTTGAATGAAACATGCAAAGATGCAATGAATATTTCCGAGTTTATTGATTCTATTTCTCTCCAGCTTTCTGATTTGGAGAGTGTTGGTAAACTAGGATTTGTCGAAGGAATATCAAATATAATTATTAAAAACTTGAGAGCATTGGATGTTGAAAAACGACCCGTACATTGTAGTGACATAAAGAGAGAAATCATGTATGTTAAAGATGAAGATACTTGGGAGAGAGAAAATGAAGAAAAGCAAAAAATAAAACAAATAATTAGTAGCATCGTGAGTAAAAACCTGGGATTATTACCAGAATTTCAAAAGAAATACCCTGAATGCATGAAATCAGATTCAAAAAAATCAGATGAGTATAATTTGATAATCATGGAAACCATGGGTGGAGTACCCGGTAGTGGAGAGAAAAATAAAGAAAAAATAATCAGAAAAATTGCAAAAGAGGTTACAATTGACAAAGAATAAATTCGGAAACATTATTCTGTATTTACTACTATTTATAATCACGTGATACATATATGATTGTATTGTTACCACATATGTATTCATTACAAAAATAATAATTACATTCCCGTTTTCAGTCTCATTCAAAAAAACACAATAAAATTCGCAAAAGTTTTTTGGAAAAATCAAAATTGGACATTTATTTTTGTCCAATTTTATATTCTACAGAAAAGTTTTGAAAATAAAATAAAAAAACACGTTGTGACGACGATCATCACAATACAAAAAAAATAATTTTAAATTTGTTACGATAAAAATTTATCGAAAATAAATCCCGATGATTCGTTCAGCTTTAGATGTAATTTTGTAAACAATATATATATACAAATGTTTACAAATCAAGATGAAAATACATCCAAATATTTTGAATGTAAAAAGTGTGACTTTATATGTAGCAAGAAAGGTGATTGGACTAGACATATAAAGTCACTCAAACATATCAAAATGTTTACAAATGATGACATTTTTGCATCAAATGTTGACAAAAATTACATCGATTACATCAAATTACATCAATGCATTTGTGGTAAGGAATTTAAATCCAGGCAAAGTTTATATATGCACAAAAAGAGACATGATTGTGACAATAAATTAAATATCCAAACAGCTGATCTAAACGATAAAGAGCTCATAAGTTATTTGATGAAAGAGAACAGTGAATTCAAAAACATGTTATTGGAACAGAATAAAATGATGATGAATATAGTCCAAAATAGTCACTCTTCTATATCGAATACAATCAACCAAACTAACCAAACCAACCAGACTAACCAAACCAACAGTCACAATAAAACTTTTAATCTTCAGTTTTTTCTTAATGAAACATGCAAAGATGCAATGAATATATCCGAGTTTATCGATAACATTTCACTCCAATTAGCAGATTTGGAGAATATGGGACAATATGGTTATATAGAAGGAATATCCAATATAATTATTAAAAACTTAAGAGCATTGGATATCGAGAAACGTCCAGTTCATTGTAGCGATATAAAGAGAGAAATTATCTATGTAAAAGATCAGGATAAGTGGGAAAAAGAAGAGTCAGATAAAAAGAAAATAAAACAAGTTATTAGTGCTATTGCTAGTAAAAATCGTAATTTGTTACCAGAATATCAGAAGAAGTATCCAGAATGCATGAATCCACAGTCAAAAAAATCGGATGAATATAATCTTCTCATTATGGAATCTTTGGGTATTGGTAATGGAACAGAAAATACCCAATCAAAAATTATCAGGAAAATAGCGAAAGAAGTGGTTATTGAAAAAGAGTAATCGGAATAAATTATTGTATGCATTATGTATTGCATACAATATAATAATCATATTTTTAGTATTTTAAACTTGTGGTATAATATTCGTATAATATACCCATAACAACAATCCAACAACACATTTTGAAAAGCAATCTAATATATTCATTGCTATATTTTTGTATTCATCGCCTAATAAATAAACAAACCCATAAAATGACCATGTAATCATGTAGACTAACAATAAGAAATATTTGGATAAACCCTTATCAATAACAGTGTAATTTTTGAATATTATATAAAACAATATAACAAAAGGAATGAACCCTCCAATACATGCGACATTTCTATTTAATACACGTATTTCACCTAAGTAACCTACATATAACATGACATAATTCAAAAAGATTATCAATAGAATAGTAGTTAAATGAATAATTTTTTTTGATTCTTTGGCTAAAACTAGACATAAAGACAATAACATCAAAGGGGTTGTAATAGACCAATCCAAGTAACGAATCTTTGTTATTGCATCCCAATCAAATGGTACGTTCCTTTTTTTGTAATCATCAATCATACCAACAAATACTGAATAAAAATAACCACCTACTAAAGAAACTGCTGTCTCTAAATTGAAAATATGGCGAATCAATGGATTTTGTGCACGCATGGCTTCAATAAATGTTACCAATGACGTAGTTAGTAAAAGAACATAGGTAAGGGTAAATGACATTTTAACAGCATCTAATTTGCCATCTTTTGTTACATCAGTGTTTTTTGTGCTTTTTTGTTTGGCGTTTTTATTGTTCTTGTCTGCCGAATAATGTTGGTTTGGTACCTGTTTTTGATTATAATCTAAATATAACGACATAAAATATATATTATATAAATACTATATATTTTTACTCTTTGACAATTTCACAGATTTCACAGATTTCATAAAATATCCCGCAACGAATTAATTTTATCAACTGACAAAGTAGTAGGAAAATCAATAATGAAATGTATTACCAAATTTCCTCTTTTTCCGTTTCTCTCCAACCCCATTCCTGGTATTGTCTTTTTATAATTCGGTGTAATAATATTTCCTTGTGTATTGTTAATAGTATAATTTTTATCATTAATATATTTTATTTCAAAACTGAATCCGCATAATGCCTCCTTAAGTGATATAGGTTTTTCTAATAATAAATCTACGCCATATCTTTGAAATTGAGTAGTATTTTCAACATTTACATATATTTTAACATCACCTTTGCATTGGTCGTTTACAATGTTACCTTTATTTTCTAATACTATTATTTCACCTGAATCGATACCCTTTTCAATAGTAACGTATATAGTTTCTTTTTCAAAAACTTTTACGTCGTTTTCAGTAATCCATCTCTCAATGTCTACAGGAATGTTATCTCCAGTTAATACTTGATTCATATTTATCGTAATATTTTTGGTAATAGGCGTAGGTTTTTGAAAACGATTCACGTTAACTGGAACACCATTTCTAAATATTTGAATATTTGGCATTCCTTGACCCATATTCATGTGCATAGCACCTGGAAACCCCCCCATTCCCATACCCATACCCATTGGACCACCGAAAAATTTGTTGATAATTTCATCAATATTGTCAAATGATTCATGGTGACTTGTGAACCCTGGAGGCATTCCTTGACCACCCATACCACCCATTCCACCCATCATACTAGCAAAAGGATTTTTTCGCATCATATCATATTCCTTGCGTTTTGATGGATCACCCAAAATTTCATATGCTTCATTTATTTTATGAAATAATCCAATTGTTTCATTACTGCCCTGATTCTTATCCGGATGATATTTGAGTGAAAGTTTTCGAAATGCTTGTTTTATTTCACTCTCGCTTGCGGTTTCTGTTATTCCCAAAGTTTCATAATGATTCACTTGAGACATTTAAAAGTGAAATGTTATTGTAGAACCGTTGATATAATTAATATTTAAATATATAAATTTAAATGTTTTTTATGATTAATATTATAAACTACAAAAAATAAAATATATAAACTCAATGGATAATAATTTATTTATAAATAAATTTCAACCAATTTATTTGAATGATTTTGAAATGAATGACTCGATGAAAACAATGTTCCATGAATTAATAAAAATAGATAAATTAAATTTATTATTAATAGGTGACATGGGATCAGGTAAAACCTCCATATTAAATTCATTAATCAGAGAATATTATAAAGATTATGATTATAATCAATATAACGACAATGTATTATACTTGAATAGTTTGAAAGAACAAGGAATCAACTATTATCGTACCGATGTTAAAATATTTTGCCAAACGTCGTCTATTATAAAAAATAAAAAGAAGATTGTGATATTCGATGATTTGGATTTAATCAATGAACAATGTCAGCAAATATTCAGAAATTCAATCGATAAATATAGTCATAATGTTCATTTTATCGCTTCTTGTAGTAACATGCAAAAAGTAATAGAAAGTATTCAATCACGTTTCATAATAATAAAAATAAAACAATTAGAACGTGAAAATTTGATAAAAATAATAGAAAAGATAAAAAAAATAGAAAATATTCAGATTTCAGAAAACGCACAAGAATTTGTATTGAATGTTTCAAATAATACGGTGAAAATTTTAATTAATTATATGGAGAAATTCAAACTTTATAATGAATATATAACATTGGACCTTGCTATGCAAATGTGTACAAATATTTGTTTTTTTTCATTTGACGACTATATATTATGTTTAAAAAATAACCAACTAGACAAAGCTATTCAAATATTGTATTCAATATATGACAAGGGTTATTCCATTATGGATATTTTGGATAGTTTTTTTTTATATATTAAAATTACACATTTGTTAAATGAATATGAAAAGTATATGATTATTCCATTCATATGCAAATATATAACTATTTTTCATAATATTCACGAAGAAGAAATAGAATTAGCGTTATTTACAAATAATGTATCTCATATTTTTCATCCACATAAAAAATAGTTACATGCTTGCAAATGTAACAATACTACATCCATCTATCATCATAGAAACAATCCATAGAACAATAAAAATATTCATAATATCCACCAATTGATATAATTTCAGGGTTAATTCGCTTCAAACCATTTTGACAATTATGACATTTCATTTCTTTATAATAAAACAATATTTTTTTACATACTTCTTTCATCAATTCTCTATGTTCAATATTGTAAGAATTTATATGGTCTTGTAATACTTGTGGTAGGGTTTTTATATTTTGTAATAACATTTCCTTCACTCTATCCATCATTTACAATAGTATAAACATTGTATCTTTATACTATTGTTATAGTGTTCTTATAGTGTTCTTATAGTATTGGTGTAATTGCTTATATGTATAATAACTTATAAATGATGATATAAGTGATATAGGAATTGTATTGAATGATTGTTTTGATATTTGATTAATAACTACGGCACTAGTTACTGGTGCATCCAACATAGGGCTTAAAAATGCAACCATTCCAATATACATAATATTTTCTATCGGAATAGTCATAGGTAGGATAGTTTGTATTGAATTAAAATATTTATGTGAAAATAAATTAGCGTATAAAGAACCTAACCCTGAACCAATAGTCATGGATGGAATAATAACACCACCAGATAACCCAGATCCTAAAGAAATAATGCAATTGACTATTTTTCCAAATACATTTTTGTAATTAAATGTTTCAGCACTGTTTACATGTGCATTTTTAAATCCTTCGTTTATAACCGTTTCACTTGTACCAGTAATAAATAGCCCACATGTCTGGATCATAAAAGCTAATAAAATACCAAACAGTACTACAATAAAATCTTTGTATTTGAATTTTTTAAGATTATTATACAAAGTAATAAATGATGTGAAAAACAGAAAACATATTACACCAATAATAGCTGAAAAAATACCAATATACAATAAATTGGTTATATTGTAATAATCAAACTGAATAACTCCAATATTCAGTATAGGGATTCGACTCTTGAATAAACTATGTATAAATAATACAATAAACAATAATATTATAACGTTGGGGGTGTATAATATAGTAGAATGATTAATAATCATTTTTTCAAAAATAAATATGATAGTAGAAATAAGTGATGTAAATGTAGCATCAAATCCAATAGCGTAACCGGTATAAATTAACAATTCACTGTTAATATCCACTAGATTCAAAAACTTTTTAAATTTAAAATACAAATACACCATTAATGAGACAGATAGATAAATCATGACACCTTCACTACCCAATCCACTTCCAGAAATGGTAGTAAGCAATGAAAACATTATGATTACTAGAATAGTTAATTCACCAATGAATGGATTCGGCTTGTTGTTTTCATTCTTATCACTGTTAACACTCAATAACATTTTTTTTATATAAGAACTATAATAGCCATCACTCAATTCAAATAAGGAACATTTGGATGCTAGGAAAAATAAAACAGTAATGTATATATACAAAAGCCATGGATTATTTATCATAAAATTTTCCATATTTTTTTCAGATATCTCGAAAACCCTATCATAAATATCTCTATAATAAGAATTAAATTTTGTTATTATTAATATGATTACAATTAAAAATACTGTGGTTTTTATCATTTTTAAATATCAACACGAGAAATTATATAATATTATATTATGTTAATATAATAATATAATATTATTATATAAATGTCATTACAAATATTTAAAGAAAGAATACCACCAGATAAATTATTTCATTTATTGAATGAATTATGTGATAAAAATGAAAAGTACTATACATTTAATAACATTTCATATAAAAAGGGGATTTTTACAGAAAAGATAACGGTATTTTTAAATGCGTGTAAACAATATTATTTTACCTCAAAACAAAAATATTTAGATAGAAAAATGACATATAATAATTTTATGACAGTCGTTAGACAAATATGTAACTTAAATAATATAGTTTATACATCGAAAATAATATATAATAAATCAGTATATGAAATAGAATATTATATTTATTATAATTAATTTTTTATTATCTCTATGTATAATCATATATAAGTATAATCATATCATATATAAGTATAATCATATATAAATGAACATTGTTACTATTTTTTCTGGTAGAAAACCAAATATTTGTATTCTAAAAAAATATCTTCAAAAAGCTCTAGAATTAAATATAATTGATGAAGTACATTTTTGGAATAATACAAGAAATTTAGATGATGAAAATTATATAAAAACGATTAGTAATTTAAAACGAACATCATCGTCTTGTGACGGAAATTACATACTAATTAATCCTGTAATTTTCAATAATTCGTTTGAATTAAATGTAAAAGCATCAAATGATATTCATATAAAAATAACAAATATGAAAACAGAATATGAAATTGTTTTAGGTGGATGGGAAAATACAAAATCGGTTATTAGAGAAAATAATAATGAAATATTTGATTTATATAAAAATAATATAGCTGATGGAAACAATTATAACAATTTTAAAGTTTTAATTAACAATAATATTTTATGTATTATAAAGAATAATGAAGTATTAATACTTCAAAATATTGAAAATGATTTTGAAATTAAAAATATATATTTCAAAACAGGACATGATTGTGTAGGAAAATTAACATATAATAGTAGTGAAAATAAAGGTTTTTACTTTATGGATACATGTGAAAAAAGTTGGTATAATTATTATAATTATTATAATGATAAAGAATATGAAAATGATATCATAATAAAATGTGACGATGATATTGTTTTTATTGATATTTATAAGTTACCTAATTTTATAGAATTTATTAAAAATAATGAATATGATTTGGTATTCGCGAATATAATTAATAATGGTGTTTCTGCCTATTTTCAACAAAATAAATATAACTTGATTCCAAAAGAAGTTATGGATCTAGAATATCCTAATGAAGGTTTGTGTGGATTATTATGGGAAAGTGGTGAAAAAGCAGAAAAATTACATAATTATTTTATAGAAAATTATGAAAAATTTTTAAATTACGAATATGATAGTGAAATTATTCCAATAAATACTAGATTTAGTATTAATTTCTTCGGATATAAAGGTAAAAATTGGTTTAAAATTAAAGATTGTTATCACGATGATGAATATAATTTAACTGTTGACTATGTTAATAATAAAGAATTCAAGAATATTTTATACAGTGATTTTTATGTATCACATCTATCTTTTTATAGACAAATTGAAACTGGTATAAACTTAGAAAAATTAATAAATAGTTATAATAAATTATATAATACTTTTGAAGAAAAGAAATTATAATCCATTCGAAAATGTCTCCAACTTATATTATTAACGTAGAAGACGAATCTTTATTAACGATAATAAGAATTATCAATGAATTACAAATATCTTCTTCTGACGAACAAGAATTATATTGTAAAAAAATGAAAGAATTAACAAATTTATTACCCGAAAATATAAAACTAGAATTAAAATGTTTGGTATATAATGAAATATCAAGTCACCCATTATCAGAACCAAAGTCGCCTTTTATAATATTTAAATTAAATACGAATATACTGAATGAACAACAACAAAATCCTGAAACACCACCCAATAATAAACATAAAGTTGGAGAGAAAACTTTATTAGCAAAAATTCAATCTCTTTTAGTGAGTTTTATATCAAATTTAGTTTCATATGAAGCAGAAGGCTATGGTAGAATATTCCAAGATATCGTTCCAGATGTTACTATGAAGAACGAACAATCCAGTGTGGGTAGTAATAAAGAATTAGAAATTCATACAGAGCAAGCGTTTTCTAAATTAAAGCCAGATTTTTTGAGTTTATCATGCATTCGAGGTGACGATTCTGCTTTAACCTATATATTGCCACTCGAAACAATTTTGCTTCATTTAGATGAATCAACCAAGAAATTACTTCGAACACCACTATGGAAAATAGGTGTTGATTATTCCTTTAAACAACACGAAAATGAATTTATTGATGGAAATGAAAGAGGTCCTATTCCTATCATAAATATAAATCATGCGGATACATATGCAGAACAAGACCAGTTGTTAGTTTTTGACCAAGATTTAATGATAGGAATTACAGAAGAAGCCAATGATATTATAAAAAAAATAACGAATATATACTATGAACATAGAATACATCATTGCTTACAACCAGGTGAAATTATGATTATAAATAATAATAAAGCAGTACATGGTAGATCCGCATTTACGCCCAAATATAACTGCAATGACAGATTTTTGGTTCGATGTTTTGGAATGACAAAAGAAAATTATGAAAAAACCTCATATGCGCGTATCGACAACACTGTAATGTTTTCAGCGATATATAGTTGATTATTTAGAAGTGGAATTATTAGACATTGTTTATTTTGTCTTACTTGGAACCATTGTAGACGAATTTCTTTTTAGAGGAAACGAATTTGAAACTAATATAATATAATATGACCTGAATTATTATATTATATTATAAAATTATAAATATTATATAAAGTATAAAGATGTTCTCTGCGATTGTCAGTAAATTAGTTGGAGAATCCTTATTAAGTTTTTATTCAATATTTGTTAAAAAAATAAATGTTGCTTTGATTTTACAGATATGGTCTCGGTTCTTTATGTATGTTGCAATATCCGCATTTTTTGTTGACTGGAGTTTCATTTATAAATCAATTACATCGACATATGGTATATTGCTGTCAGTTACTACAATTTTACATGTGTATTTTTCCTATCGCAGTTTTCAATTATTAGATAGTGGTGTAGCTACTACATTATACTACATATATCCTATTATCATATTGTTATTTTATGGTATATCTCTTTCCCCAATTTTACTAATCCCTTTATTTGGTGTATATTTAATATCAAATGATTCTAATAAATCGAAAGATATCGAAAAAGAGACGTATAAAAACAATACAGACAAAACAGATAACACAGACAATAGTGACTCTATTATTAAAAATGATACAAAGGTGAAAGAACACTTTTGGAATGAAGGTATTATCGCAGCATTCATAGCTGCCTTAACTGAAGCTTTCATCTTCTATTTTGTTAAAAATATAAAAACACTCAACAACTGGAATCATTTATTTTTATCATATTTTATTGGGGCAAGTGTTTTAACGCCTTATTTATGGAAAAGTATAATTAATATGGAATTATATAGTGGATTATCAGTGTCATTAGCAGTAAATGCGTTCATTGGTTTATTTGGTTATTATCTACGTTTTTATGCAATTTCAAGATTAGATACTTATATTTATGCTGTATTATCATATTTTGGTATTGTTATGTCTTACGTATATGGTGTAGTTTTAAATAATGATAAAATTACCATGCAAAAAATAATAGGTACATTATGTATTGTATTAACCAATTTATACATGTTGAAAAATTATAAAAATAAAATTATATGAATATCACACAAATATCACACAAATATCACACAAATAGGTTAAAAATCAGGATAGCTTTTTTTAGGTATTAATGTAGTATTAAGACCACCTCCTACTGGAGGTACCCCGTATATCCCATAACCATCTAATGCTGGTGCATACCACCAGGTTGAAGATTCTTTTTGATGAGAACGATTACTATCACCACTGCAACCCTTTTCTTCGAAACCTTCGACAGTAAATTCTTTTTTATAAGGTGCATTCGCCAACAAAATATATTTTCCGATAATTGTATCCGATTTCAATACTTGTTCAGGGGATAAACGCGCGAACCATTCATAATTCGTTCTATTTAATATTTCATATGCAGGTATTAATATACCATATGCATTGGAATATAAACTAATATATCCCTGTGACATTAAAATATCAATTGTGATTGGATCATCGTTTATGTCCTTTACACCAATTTCAAGTGCAGGTATCAGGTTTACTTCATTTTGTTGAATTTTTACAGCACACCATTTATCGAATTTACCTAAAAATATGGATTCAGATGTGAAATCAGTAGAAATGGTTCTCTCCATGAATTCTAAAAGACTCTTCACAACTGGGTTTTCTTTCATAGATCCCATAAAACTAATATCAGGGTAATAGGTGTGATTTACAGATGAAGCAGTTCTGTTAATTGTTTCACATACGAACATTTTTCCGCCTGTGGTGCCTCTTTGATACATAGCATTCAAGTTTTTCATGCAAAGAAAGGAAGGTGGAACAATTATACCACCATATAAATAGATTAATTTTGTCATTGCTAAATCACGAAATTTATTGGATATTGGATAAGAAACGGCGCCCATATCAATGTTCCAACCAGGAATTAATTTGGAGAAGGAATTATCGTCGACTAAACAAACATGAAAACTATCTTTGCAATGTTGAATGATGCTCTTTACTGTTAAATACAAATATGGTTGATTTAAATCGTAACTACTGCGAGAGCCAAAGCTCATCCAGTTTCTCGCATTATATTGGTATTCAATAGGAATCCATAGAATAGGTTTTTTGCTATCTTCTAAAATATTATTGGAATTTTTATCGGTTTTGGAGAGAAGATATTTTTGAATCATATTTGCATCACTTTCAAGATCATTTAATTTGAGCTTATCAATATAACGTCTATATAGAAAATTAGCTAGAAGAAATAATGCTATTAATATGATTAAATTAACATAATTGATTTTGCCGAATTTAAATTTCATTGATTTTGTATGTTATGTATATATTGTAATAATATATACAAATAATATATTATTACAATATGTTGTTTTCATTTATTCATTCAAAATTGGAGCTTCAATAATAATATTATTTCTTTCTTTTATGGTTAATAATCCTAAAAATATGTTTATGCGTGACGATACATCCTTTTTTTCTAAATTACTAACATAGTTATCGATATCTTCATTTGTCTTCAAATACTTGTTTCTTTTGAAAATATTGTAAAAATTATCGACATATCCATACATGGTAGCTTTATAATTATTTGCATATGCATAGATATCATTGATTAGCCAGTATTTATCTTCATTAAGATCATGATATTGCATACCAATGATCCAATATTTATGGTATAATTCAAATAGTATTTTTCTTGATTCGGTGAAGTTGACAATATCCTCTAATAAGTTTTTGTTCTGCAACTGATATGTATATGGTATTATGTGTAAAACGATGTCTTTTGGTAATCTATTCATTAAAACATCCATTTTACATATAATCTAATATAATCCTTTAATTTTTTATACTCATAATATTACTCCAAAATGCTTTATTTTTTTGTTTAGATTGTTCCACTTGTTTGGCTAAATCATACGCTAATTTAGTTCCTTCTTTTTCTTCCATTTTCGATTTGTTCGTTAGATATTCTCTCGCCTGAATTTCTGATAAGGGTGTTGTATCCTGTGTTTGTCTATATTGTTGTATTTCGTTTATATTGTTGAACTTTTGCTTGTTTTTATAGTCATCATATGTAACAGGAATAACCGTTTCAGTATGTGCTTGTTTTAAATCCTGATATGGTAATGCGCTAAATAGATCAGATGAATAATATTTTGGTGCTTCCCCTGACAATGCCGAAGCATTAATAGTTGTATTTTGATAAAAATCATGAATAGCGGTTTCATCATAGTTTATGAGACTCCGCATCTCGGTTTTCTTCTTTTCAATGTGTCGCGTCATTTCAGACAAAGAAAGCTGTTGGTTTGGATCTAAATCTTCCAAGCCTTCTTCGGATTTCAACCAATCACCGTATCCATTGGAATCCGATTCGGAGAGAAGCTTGTTGTTTTCAAACTGTTTATTGAACCATTTGTTGAATTGTTGAGGGGATTTTAGTTTTTTGTTTTTCTCAAAAAAATTGTGCAGTCCCTTCTTTTTAGAATCATCTGCTATTTCGGAATCGTTAAATTCGACGTTTTCATACTCGACATCCTCGATTTTTTGGGTTTGCGATTTTTGTTTGAATTCGTATATGGAATATAAAACTTTGTACGCTTTTGAAAAAAATAAGAAATATTTAGCGTCTAAACGGGATTTATCTGGATGCATTTTTAAAACCGTTTTCTTTGCTTCTTTCATATCCGCCTCGTCAAAATCAGACGATAACCTGAATAACTGCAAAATGTCATCGAGTGAATAGTTATCAATATTTAAATCTAAATTGGAATCCATATATAATAAATAAAATATTTATTATTTATATAGATATTTTATTAGTTTGTTTATTGATAATGGAAAATCCACCATCAATTAATAGAATACCAGAAGGTAATGAGAATAAGACGACAAAAAAAGAACCACAAAAAAATAATCAACCCCAGATAGATTATCTAAGAAATGCTTTTGCTGGAAAACAGAATAAACCATTAGTTGGAGGAAAAACCAGAAAAACCAGCAAAACCCGTAAATCCCGTAAATCCCGTAAAACCAAAAAAACTCGTAAATCGTCACAAAAGAAAAAACGCTCACACAGGAGGTAATTTCGACAAATATCCACCACAACGTTTAAAAAATGCATCTAATGCCACTGCGTCAATACCAGTAACAGAATCATCTGGAATGAATGTTTCGTTTCCTTTAATATAACATAACATTACAGGAATTCCATTGACCATTTTCTTACTCTTGAAGAAACCATAAAGATCGAAACTTTCATCGACATCAACATCAGCACAAATTACATTATCAGGAGAAGTTGCGAAAAACCCATCAACAACGTGTTTAATTTTCTTACATGGACCACACCAGGTAGCACCGAATTTAATTATAACGAGTCCAGGATTTACCTTTAATAGGTTGAAAAAATCTTGGCGATTCTCAAAAACAGAAATAATCTTTTTATTGGCCATGACGTCTTGGTAGTAATATGTTCTTTGTATATTTGATATAAATTTACTATAAAATATAAACCTAGTTATTTTTATATTTTATTTTTGTTATATTATTATTTTTTCTTTTATTATCTTTTTATGATTTTTTTTGATTTTAACGTCTCTTGGTATTGCGCTTTTTTGTAGTATGCTTTTTATTTTTTTTATATGATTTATTTGTTTTCTTAGTTTTTCTAATACCACGTCGTTTTTTGTTAATTTTACGTGTTTTTTTATTGCGTTTTCCACCAATTGAAGATTTGGTATCAGTATCTTGGATAGGAAACTGTTGATTGTAAATTTTTGTAATTAGATCAATTTCTTGGTCGGTAAGCTGTAAAATGTTACCATTGTGTAACCAATCAAAAATAATCTTATTTTGTTGATCTTCTACATTAATTTCGGATTTTATTGTTGCACACATATTATCATAACTACATTCATTTTGCGACATACTAATAAATTCGTCTATGTCATCATCATTATCAAATGAAATTTTTCGTTTTCTATTTTTAGGTGTATCTATATCATCATCATTAATATCTTGTGTTCGTCCAGGTAATAAAATAGGCTTATTAATATAGAATAAATTATTTTTAAATAATGAAAGAAAACCACCAATTTTTTTAAGTGTACCAAATGGATCACTGCAACAATTTAACAAAAAATCTGCGTTATATTTTATTACCTCATATAACAATAACAATATTTTTTCTTTTATAGATTCAGGTAACATTGTATAAAGATTAATAATTGCAGAATATCCATATAATTTATAATATACAAGATCTAAAGTCATTGATAATCCCCCAAAACCTAGTAAAATATCAAATGTTTCAATAAATTGTCTCATAATTTGTTCTTTTGTATTCACGTCTATACCATTAGCATCACAAATTGCAGATATTTTGGTTTTAATGTTACCATATAATAAATTTTCGTAACTCTCATATGTATTATCTTCTAGAACATTTTCTTGTTTATATAAATTATTTAACTTACTTCTTAATTCTTCAAGAGCTACAATTTTTGGACCGGTAGCAAAATCACTAAATTTTTCTTTATTAGCATTAATAAAATCAATATTAGCTTGTAATGCTTTAATACTTTGTTTAAATTGTACCATTAGTTTTATTTTATTTTTATTATCATTTGATGTGTTAAAAACTAAATCTGGATTGTATTCCTGATTCAGCTTTATTTCTGTAAGACTATCTTCTTTAACTTTATGAATCGGTTCATTGTCATTCCAAGTATTATCAATTACATAAATTGAATATGTATTATCATCATTTACAGTATCAATAATAGCCATAAATGGTGTTGCATCTTTACCTTCAATATATTTATAATTAACTAAATCACTAACTTTAAATTTGGGTGCAACTCGATTTTCAATTTGAAATGGTATCGTTTTTTTAGGCCAACCAAACATAATTCAATATACCTATTTATTTAACTTATTATATAAAATAACCAGATATAATATTTTTATCTTTCCAATAAATATTCATTCACAATAGTTTCCAATTCGCCAATGGGAATTTCTGGAAGTTGTACGTGTGATTCCCAGAAATATTTACAAAACGCCCAAATAAAATCAAAATCGGTTCCATACCAATCTCCTCGCCCGTATTCTTTCAATATTTTATCCAATAATTTTTCTGGTAATAAATTCAAACTCGGTTTTGGTAAAACATAACAAAGTTGCACTAAAGGTGAAACCGCGACACCCACACCTTCACTCGACAAAAACTCCCTTTCAAAATAAGGAACATAATGAATTAAATCTTCCATCAGCGGTGGATAATGATATTTATAGCACCATCTCCAATCCGGACAACCACTCGTATAATATTTCATGGTCCATTCTAACCCAGTCAAATAATTTTCACAAACTGTCTTTTTAAACTCCTCCAATTTTTCTGGACCCTCTACTAAATCAAAACCAAAAAGACATTGATAATAACGTTTTTGCCAACCTTCTTTGTATGGATTAATGTATTTTTCCAATTCACGTTCATAAGTTGGTATAGCTTCAAATTTTGCAAACATTTCATCCTGAGTTTTTGTTGGTAGATTATGATTTTCTCTTTTATCACGCATTTTCAATTCTTCTTTTAAAAATCCTACTTCATTTTTTGCTAAAAAGTCCACCATGGTTCGAACATTTTTCCAAATGATTTTTTTCCCATTGGTTAAATATTTTTCTTTACCACCTCCACCTACACCTACACCCAGACCAGTACCAAATGTCGCCTTATAAGCATTCATCATCTTATGGACACCACCCGTTCGAATATTAATAGAAGGAAAATGGGGCATAAAATCATTGCCTAAAAAGAAACAAATAAATATGTAATCATATACGATATTCACGTCCATACCATCAGATTCCTCACCACCACCACCACTAACAAATCCACTCATGTCATTTCGTATTTGCTCAACCAACAATGGAATATCTAACAAATAGGTTTTGTCTGGTTCCAACGAACGATCGATTGATTGAATAAAATGCGGTGTCTCTCTAAACAAATATATGTTGGGACAAACAGGTAAATGATTGATAGAAAGCATAATTAAATCCGCATCCAATCCATAAACAATCGATCGTGTGTTTGAGCCATGCAAATGCGGATTGTCCCGAATAAACGCAAATAATTTGTGCTCTCCTTCACCTGCTTCATCACTCGTTGATATCATATATTTAAGACCGTTATTGCGAGTGACCCCGCCACCACCAAAGTGGTTCTTAATCGCATTGTTTAATTCATTCATAAAAACAGTTCCTGGTGTAATTGCAGTGGTATTCCAAACATCAGTCTTTTTCAAATTCATAATTTTTTGTGTGATATCGGATTGATACCATGATTTATAACGACGCTCACGTTGTTGATCTAATTTTGCCAAGGGTGCTACACCGTCAAATGCAATAAAAACACATGTAGTAGGTGCAATCAATGTGATATACTCTTCAATTTTGGCGATGACTTTAGAAATAATTATTTTGCTAGAATCACTAGTTATTTCGGAGAATTTGGTATTATGCACTGCATCATAGATAATCGAATTACAATCTAAATATAAATTGTTAATTGTAAAATCATCCTGAAGTTCTTTTGAAAAACGACGAATAATTTCTGGATGATTTTTAACAATATACGAAAAATAGCTAGGAATTCCCATAGTGTATGTTATGATATGTATCTATCATAACATATGATAATACGTTTATATTACTTTTATTATTAACAAAACGTAATACAAAAACATGAAATACACATGTCCTTTTTGCGCATTAGATCCATTATCACATTCATTAATGGAAATTACCGAATACAAAAACACAATATACTATTATACATGCCCATCAAAGGCAAAATTGTATTTTGACACAAAAAGCATATTAAACCATTATGATGGCGTGTTAAGTGAAATCCCAGAAAATAAACAATGGGTTTGGATTTTTGATTCCGCGGATTTCAATATGGAACATTTTTTACAAATAGAAGTGGGAATAGAATTAGCGAAATTGATTTCACGCAAATTTAGTGGAAATCTACAAAAGATAATCATTATCAATCCCAATATATACATTTCATCTGTTTATAGATTGGTTTATCCTTTTATGAATGAAAAACTAAGATCAATAATCGATTTGAATTATGTTTTTAAGACATCAAAAGATGTAACTGCTAATTTATCGGAATATCAAACCCACCCGATATTAACAACCTAGTAACTCATGAAAATAATATATCAAAATAATATATCAAAATAATATATGAAGACATCAAAAATATTTTATAATACATTAGTAGTTTCTGTAATAATACAGTTTATTACAGGTCTATTTGAAATTGGTACATTATTTATACATGTCAAACCACAAATCGTAATAATAAAACAATTAATGGTTTTAGAAGTAATAGTTCAAATAATCGAAGGATTATTTTATCTTTGGTTACTCTTTCATTTTTCCAAAGAAACCAATGTTACACCGAAACGATATGTCGATTGGTCTATAACAACACCAACAATGTTAATTACATTAATAATATATCTAATTTATTTGGATTATATGGAGAAAGGGCTAGATACATCCCGTCTCGATTTTTTCCAGTTATTATCACAAAATTCGACAAATATAACGTATATATTATCGTTGAATTGGTTAATGTTACTATTTGGTTATCTAGCTGAAATAAAATTATTAGACACAATATCTGGCGTTGTTTTAGGATTCATTCCATTTTTGATATATTATTTTATTATATACATAAATTATGCATATAGGTCAAAAAACGGTTGGAAGTTTTTCATGTATTTCTTCTTTTTTTGGTCATTGTATGGAATAGCAGCATTAATGCCTTACAATATAAAAAATGCATTCTACAATATATTGGATATATTTTCCAAGAACTTTTTTGGTGTATTTTTGAGTTATATATTGATCTCGCAAAGTTTTTCAAATTATTAGATTTTTTGCCCAGTTACCGCTATGTATTATGTTGAAACAAACTCTTTAATCATGGGAAAAATAGATTCGATTGCTTTTGCACATTCAATTGCAATAATTCTGTGTTCTTCTTGCGTTCCATTTCCACTGCGTAATTGAATATAATGAATCCATGATCGCAATGTACCATTCATATACATTTTCGATTGCGTATTTCCTTCGGGTAAAATCGCACGCGCTTGTTCTTTTGCAATACCATTATTTATGGCCCAATCATATGTATCCCTGACTTTTTCAAAAACCTCATTCTGTTTTTCGTTCCATTCATTTATCAATTTTTTATTTTTGGAGTAACTACGATCACAATAACAATCAACGCCTTCTTTACATCCAATACAATTATTGCAATCGATACAATTTTCACAACCGGCGCAATTAATATCACAAATTTCCAATTTTATACTATTTTGTCTATTTTTCATATCTTGTAATCGACATTCGCGTTCTTTAAATTCCATATCAACAACTGCATATCGCTGTGAAAATTCTTGAAATGAAAAAGAACGGTGTCTAAGTATTTGTCTAGCAATATCCCTTGTAGTAACAATTTCTAAGCAAATACTAACCATTTCAAATGGAGACCAATGTAAATTATTAATAAGATACTTCATTAATTTTTCATTTTTGTTGTTGTCTGTAATATTTTGATTGGATGGATTAGAAACACGAGCACAGTAGCAAACCAGGTCTTCTAATGTTTTAATATTATTATCGCAATTGCATGTGGATGTGCATGTTTGATTATATTTGCACATACAATCACAATTTATTATATTGTCAATATCCACATTGTCATTGGTATTAATTGGTTTCGAATAGCTAATTAATTTTACAGGCATTTTAAAATAATATATATAAAATAATATATATTAAACTTTATATTATTTTATTTTTAGAATATAGAACAAATAAACATATAAATATAATATATAAAATATGACTGATTCAAAAAAAATGAATGGGAAAATTAAATTGAAATCGAATAGCATTAATATTGATACATGTGATACGAAAATACAATCACAAATACAAATTTCATCGCCAGCTTCATCACCAACTTCATCGACCAATACACCACCAAATCAAACCAATATTTATAATGACAAGATACAATTTATAGAGAGAAAAAATCATTTTTTTAAATCAGTTATACAAAAAACCGCTATTTATTTACAAAATCAGAAGCAGTATGATATTATCAACATAGAGGAATACAATAGATGTATAAATAATTTGTATGATGTAAATAAAAAAATACTAGATATAGAATTCGATTATAATGTAGAAAACAACATAAATGATGAAATAGACAATAAAATAAATCTATTACAAACTATAAATAATGATATCTCTTTAATATTGAGAGAAAATGGAACAGAATCATTGGAAGATTTGATTAAAATATGTTGGGGGGCAAATAACATGGTATTCCAAAATAATAAAGATTTGCAAATATACAATTTATTAAAAGAGTATTTTCATCCGGTAAATTATAAAATAAAATTGGTGACTGATATTAAAAATCAGGATATAAATACCGTTGAAATACAGTGTAACGATATTGATATTAATATATTTCCAAATAGCAAATCATTTTATATGAAAGTATTTGGACTTCAATTTGAAATAACAAATAATGAGAAAAAAATAATAATAACCGGATTTTTGGATAATGTATTAATGGACTTATTGAATAATAATTATATAAATGATAAAAAAAACGATATAATAAAAAAAACTCCAAAAAGTAAAGAATTTAAAAAACAGAGCTTTCATAATTTCATTGAATCATTAATATTGAAAGATTATTTGATATATAACCATACCGAAATTTATAACAAATATATTGGATATAATAGCCAATACAATTTAATAAAACAACAAACCATGTCAACATTGATACAAGATTTTTTGAAATATGATTTATATACAAAACGTATTATTTTAATACAATTGCTAATAAAATCAAAAAATGATGATAATAATATTTCAAATTTGGCATGCATGTTATATGATATTCTCTCAGTAGAGTTACCAATGAAATCAAATATAATTGAAAAAGTGTCTTCAAAGGAACAATTTCAATTGTATGAAAGCTTTCCAAGATCAATACAGCAATTTTTTAATGAAGCAATGATTAATACAGTTAAAAATGTAAATTCCTTGTTAAAAATTGATATTCATAAAATTCCATTGGAACAACAAATATGTTTAATGATTGCAAATGATACAATAAAAGAAAAAGCCATGGTTAAATTGAGAGAAATAAAATCAAAGTCAGATGATTCTGCTTCAAAAGCAAAACAGTATTTGGAGGGTTTATTAAAGATTCCATTTGGAATATACAAAAAAGAACCAATCTTCGATGTTATAAATAAAATAAAAGAGCAATATAGTGTATTATTAAATAATAAATCATGTGATAACACCCAAGATAACACCCAAGATAATAAAAACATTAATATTATTGAAATTATGAATACTATAAAAAAATGGAAGAGCGAAAAATTTAACATACAACAATCATCAACAGAAAACACTGTATTTGATTGTAAAACACAACAAAAATATATACTGTCATTACAAAATATGAACCATTCAACTAGAACAAAAAAACAATACGAAAAATGTGTATCAAAAATACACAAATTTATAAAATTCAATATATTTTTTAAGGAGTTTGAATCATATAAAAAAATAGTAGAAAATTCAACATTACCTATAAAAAAAATAACAAAATCGCTACTAAGAGACGAAATAATAGCATTTATATGTGAATTGATTAGTTATGATGAAAAAAAAATGATTGAGGGTTCAACATACAATTCAAAAAAAAGTATAATAATTTTTGTGAATGAAATATTTGATGAGTTGGGATTAAGTGTAGAATACGACGGTGATACCGATAATGTAAATAGTATTGATACATGTAATGACATGGAAGAATCTGTAATAGCTCATTGTGATGCAATAGAATATAAATTTAATGAAATATCAAGCTATTTTATAGATGTTAAAAAAACACTGGACGAATCTATATATGGACATGAAAATGCAAAAAAACAAATAGAGAGAATAATTGGTCAGTGGATAAATGGATCACACGAAGGGTATTGTTTTGGTTTTGAAGGTTCTCCAGGTATAGGTAAAACATCTATGGCCAAAAAAGGGTTAGCGAATTGTTTAAAAGATAACAATGGTGTTTCACGTCCATTTGCTATGATACAAATAGGTGGAGATAGTAATGGTAGTACACTGCATGGACACAATTATACATATTTAGGCTCTACATGGGGTAATATAGTTCAAATATTGATGGACAAGCAATGTATGAATCCGATTATATTCATAGATGAAATCGATAAAATAAGTAAAACAGAACATGGACGAGAGATGACCAATATATTAACTCATTTATTAGACCCAGCTCAAAATGATTGTTTTCAGGACAAATATTTTAATGGAATAGATTTGGATTTATCAAAAGCGTTGTTTATAGTTTCATATAATGATCCAGACGCGATTGACCGTGTTTTATTAGATAGAATACATCGAATAAAATTTGATAATTTGTATTTAAAAGATAAGATTGTAATAGCAACAAAATATCTGCTACCAGAAATATACAAAAAAATGGGGCTAGAAAACATGATAGAAATGCCCGAGGATGTAATAGTTTATATTATAAAACATTACACAAATGAAAGTGGTGTTAGAAAATTAAAAGAGAAATTATTTGAAATCATAAGTGAAATAAATCTAATTATATTAAAATCAACAACCTCTACCATCGAGAATGAAAACCCTACTATATCTATTCCATACAAAGTTACATTAAAAGATGTGAAAACCAAGTTTTTGAAAGATACAATGGAGATTAATCATTTAAAAATTCAATGTCAATCAGAAATAGGTTATATTAATGGAATGTGGGCAAACGTTTACGGTAATGGTGGTATTTTACCAATACAATGTAGTTATTATCCAACAAATTCATTTTTAAATTTGAAATTGACAGGAATGCAGGGTGATGTTATGAAAGAAAGCATGAGTGTAGCAGAAACATTAGCATGGGAATTAATCGATCAAAAAACTCAAAAAGAACTTATAAAAAAATACAATGACCAGACAACGGGTGTATACGGAATACATATACATTGTCCAGAAGGTGCAACACCAAAAGACGGTCCATCAGCCGGATGTGCAATTACTACAGTAATATATAGTTTATTGAACAATAAGAAAATAAAACACGATGTAGCCATAACAGGTGAAATAACATTACATGGTAAAATTACTGCGATAGGAGGATTAACTTCAAAAATAACAGGGGCCATTCAAGCAGGAGTTCAATCAATATTATTTCCATTGGACAATGAGAAAGATTTTGTTTCTTTTATAGAAAAACAAATATCCCAGTTATCGTGTGAATTAATTGAAGAATCAAATAAACCTAAAAAATCGAAATCATCAATTACAAAATCACCATCCATAAAATATAGAATATTAGAAAAGGAGATAACATTTTATATGGTAGAAAATATAAAAGAAGTATTTAATATTGTTTTTTGCGTATGATAACTCACATTCTTTTAGTACTTTCGAATAAAAATATTCGTTTATTATAAATGTCCGGGCGAAATAAAACTCAAAAAAAGAGAACGTGGCCTTCACGTCTTCATCTATACTCGAATCCTCGCACCGCCCAATTCAATGCATATAAATATTTAGGACGCACTGCAAAATTATACCCTGCATCCAATTCACAAAAAACATATTCCATATTTGATAAAAAAAATAACCGCTGGGTTAATTTTGGACAAATGGGATATGAAGATTTTACAAAGCATCACGATAAAGTGCGTCGTATGAATTATTTAACACGTTCTGGACGTATTAAGGGACATTGGAATAGGAATCGTTATTCCGCTAATAATTTATCACGTAAAATTCTCTGGTAATTATATTTTTATTATTATATATAATTTTACAATAATTATATTATGTATTTATAATAATAAATCAACATCAAAAAATAAATGGATAAACCTGGAAAATTCAAAGAACCATATAAATTTACAGATGCAACAAATTTAATAACAAGTGCAGTTTTTTTTTCACCTATAGTATTTGTATTTATTAGCATATATATAATTGTTTCATATAATAGCAAAGCACTAATATTTTATGTTTTATTTTTAATAATAGGGTTATTTGCAAGAAGTATATTTATAAATAGTTCATCGAAAAATTATAAAATTAACACGCTGGATAATTCGATATGTTCCGCAATATATTACAAAACATATTATGGTAGTTTGACAATAAGTTTATTTATATTTGGTTATTCATTTATGTACTTTTTATTACCAATGATTATAAATTATTATACGCATAGTTCAAGTAATAATGGTAATGAAAATAGTATAAATTATATATTAATTGTTTTATTAGTGGCATATATTTTACTAGATGTAATTGTAAAAAAATATTACAATTGTTACACTATAAACAATGTAAGTAATTTATTATCATCATACGAATTGTTTTCTGGTGCTTTAATAGGATCCATAGTTATTGTATTTTTGTACTCTATTAAATTATCAAATTATATCTATTATTATCCCTATGTAAATCAACAAACTGTATGTCAAATGGTTAATAAAAATACATATGGGTGCTTCTCAAATTAAAGCAAAAGACAAAACAAATAAATAACTAAAATAACGAATATAATTATATTATCCTATAATATATATAATTATACAATATACTATTAAAATGTCGACAGGTCAATCTTTTCATGATATGAGCGAACAAACTAAAAGAGGAGGTGGTTTTGATTTATCGAAATTCAAAAATTTCATGTTATCATTAATATTTTTTTCACCAATGATAATTCCTATTTCACTGTGTGCAATATCCATAGCGCAACAAAATGTAAATTGTTTATTTTATTTATTTACATTATTATTTGTATTGATGATTCGAAATTATGTTATAGGAAGCGGTGATGTTAAAAATACATTAATAAATGAAAATACTGATTTATGTTCCGCAATAAATTATGGGTCGGTAAACGGAAATATGACATTTTCTATTTTTATTATAGCATATTCGATATTTTATTTATACACACCAGGATATGTGAAAATATCACAAATGAATATAGGGTTGCTCATATTGCTTATATTATATGCTATATTGGATATTATGATAAAACAAAATTTGGGATGTTTTAAATATAAATCAGTAAATTTCATGGGATTATTTTTTAATATTTTAGGAGGTAGTATAGCAGGATATATAGTAGTAACAATATTGTCCGCATTAAATTTAACAAATTATTTATATTTTAATATGCTTTCAAGTAATGCAATGACATGCAGTGTTCCTAAAAAGCAGACATTTAAATGTACGGTTTATAAAAATGGAAAAGTTATGTCAAGTTCAACTACATCATCTTAGTGATAAACACCACAAATACCACAAACATTACCTATTGAAACTTTGTATATTTTTAAGAAACCACGTCTTAAAATCTCTTACAATAAATTTTCTTTGTAAATTATCAGCTAATAATTTGTTATTATGTGTATTAAACACTGCTATAAAATTATTATAAACATTGATAATATTTTCATTTTCATATTGTGATAAAATAGATTCAGGTTGAATTGGTTTATCTGTTCGTTTATTTACAGAATTGTGGAAAATATGCAACGTTTGAATAAGATCTTTTTTTGATCTTATTAACGATGGATTAATTTTTGATAAGAAGAATGATGCATGTCTAGCACAATCTGGACATGGTAAATTACTACATATTCTAATAATATAGAAAAATAGCTCTTTACCTATTATAGAAAAAGACTCTTCTTTTATTTTACATGCTAAAACATGAAATAATTTCCATATAGCTGGTCCCCATATATCTTTTTTCATAATTTATTTATTATTAAATATAATAAATATATTAAATATAAAAATAAAACTATATTAAAGTATCTGAAAAAAATGATTCAAGTAGAAGGAAATATTAATTTTTATGAAGAATTAAAAAAGCAATTAAATAATAGTAAAAATGAAATTATAACAATAACAAATGAAACCATGAACGAAACCATGAACGAAACCATGAACGAAACCATGAACGAAACCATGAACGAAACCATGAACGAAACCACAAATGCAAACGCTAATAAAAATACCACACAAAAGGACGAATATATAGGAACGTGTTTAATTACAAATGAAAAATTGAAAGAAGGTTATGTAACTATGTTATGTAATCACAGCTTTAATTATATTCCTTTATTTAATGATTTACTACATCATAAAAAGACGTTATATTTAGAAACACAAATGTTAAAGAGCAATGAAATTCGTTGTCCGTATTGTCGTAATAAACAATCAGTTTTATTACCATATTATGAATTTATGGGTTTACCAAAAATATCAGGAATAAATTATTTTAAGAGAGTCGGTACATTTGTAGGAAATTGTTATTATGAAGAATTAAGAAATATGATAAAATCAAAAGAATGGTATAGTAGTCTAAAAGTAAAATTATTCTATGAACATGAACCAACTGTTATATGTTCTAATATAGTATCAGTATTAAAAGAAGACGAAAAATGTTATTGTAGTTTTCATAAGATAAAAGCAAAATCATTGTATTATAAGAATAAAAATTATGAAAAAAAGTTGATAATAAAAAAACAAAAACAACAGCAAAAACAACAGAACCAAGAAATTCATGCGGAAAATTTAGTTATCGATATGAATTTATGCAATGTTATTTTAGGATCTGGTAAAAATAAAGGGTTACAGTGTTCACAGAAGCCTTATAATAACGGAAAATGTAAAAGACATTATAATTTGCAAATTAAAACTGATTTGTTAAAAATAACAGAAGAAGTACCAGTAGTAGTACCAGTAGTAGTACCAGTAGCACAAGTAGCAGTGGAAGTAAAAGCACAAGATACATCAAAAACTCAACTTCATGATAATAAATACAAAAAAATTTCCTCAAAATTTGTGCAAAATTACATGAAAACGATACAAAACTAAAAATATAAATAAAATGTAAACAATATATAAATATATTATTTGTATACATATACATATATACACGTAGACACAAACAAATGGAAACAAAAGAAGAATTAATCGAAAATATTAAGGAATGGATAAAAATAGATAATGAAATTGCAAAATTGAAATCAGAGATTAAAGATAAGACTAATAAGAAAAAACAAATAACAGACGGTTTAATGAATGTTATGAAAAAGAACGAAATAGATTGTTTTGATATTAATGGTGGATCGTTGGTGTATAAAAAGAACAAGGTCAAAAAGACTCTTACAGGAAAAACGCTACTTACTGCGTTACAAAGTTATTATGTAAATCAACCTAATACAGCAGAGGAATTAACAAAGCATATATTGAATAGCCGTGAAGAACAAGTGAAAGAATCGATAAGAAGAAAAATAATAAAATAAGGGTAAGAAACTAGCCTCCCCCTAGTAACAACAAAATATAAATTATATTTATGTAATTGATATAAATATAATTCAGAGATTATATATTATAAAATGTTACCGTCAAACAAAAACAATGATTTAAAAATTAATAGTGAAAATGGTGCATCATATGTTGAAGCAATGAATTACACGCAAAATGTATCAGATATGAATAATTTATTGGAGTCTTCTTTTGCAGATAGACACGACAATATAGAACAAATAGACCCACATGATAATAAATCATATTACTATCAAGCAATTGAATGTTTAAACGATGATATAACTAGTGTATACAATTGCATAGACAATGCTAGAATACATATATGTATGTATAGTGTAAACACGAGTGCAAAAAACCCATTTCTAGAGTTTTTTTTGATTAAAAGTAACCAAAATGATATATATCCAGATATATTATGTTTTCCAAGTTTTTTTTATTATAGAGATATTAGTAATGATATTTTAAATGAATCAAGTAAGATTCAGAAAATGTTATTGCTAGATACGTCCAGTATAACATTCAAAGGTTATTTATTAGAAGAAGTAACCGGTTTGAATGATATATATTTATTTTACGAATATAAAAACGAAACACAAACTTCACATGAAAATGATATCGGTAGAGGTGAAATAAATAGAAATGATATTCTATGGAAAACAGTAATAGATGAAATTGTAAATACTCGATTAGTATGTAATTTTCCGATAGATGATCTAGTAACTAATTTCTTTTTGAGAAATATGCAATTTATGTTTTTGTTTAAGGATAACAATAGAGATAGTAATATTATATATGAAACTCCTACAGTGGTTTATCATGGTGTAAATGAATCAATGTTATATTTTAAATATATTTTTGGCATTCCAAAAAGAAATCATGATGAAGTAATGGGTCCATTTTATTATTTTACGAATTACAAAAACGCTGTTAAAATGGGTATAGATAGTTATAATAACAAATGTAACAATAGTCCAAATGTGGAATTGAATACAGAATCATTGACAGAAACAACAACAACAACAACAACAACAACAACAACAACAACAACAACAACAACAAATTCAATTTCGTCATCGAATATATTAAGCTTTATATTAGATAAAATGAAAATGGATAAAAAAATCGGTATTATAAGATCTGTTATATTTTTAGGCGTGAATAAAGTACCAACAAATTATCCAGAAGATGATGTAGATAATTCTTTTCATAGTTCTATTTTATCATCTATTGATAATGAAAATGTTCAAATAAATAGAATATCTGACCATGATGGTTTATGGAGTGATAATTATGACAGTGTTTATATCGGTAAATTACTATTAGATAATGGTAAATTTATAAAAGGAACACCGCTGTGGGTTGTAAAAGATTATAATCAGCAACACTCGCTTTCATATCATCATTTATCATCGAAATTATTAAATGATGAATGGGTAGAGGATAAAGACTATTATATTTTATAAAAACCTATAAAAACCTATAAAACCATATATAAAAATAAATAAACAAAATAAACAAAATAAACAAAAAAGTATATAATTATGATTTTCTTTCTAACATAATTATATATATAAAATAAAAATATAATACTACATATTCATGGATACAATAACACTAATAGGTGCTACATTTGTCTTGTTTTATTGTGTAATTCAAATAATGACATTTTACAATGTACCCGCTAATTTATATGTTATTTATTTGATATTTTATGTTTTCATAGTACTTACATATATAATGTTAGGTAAAAATAGCTGATAAAATTAAACAATGTTGTTTTGTTCTTGTTCATAATCAGTATAAAAGTCGTCAATAGAAATAGTACCACGAATTTCGCTAATAATTTTTTGTAAAACTTCAACCTCTAGTTTATCTTTCAGGTTATCGATTATTTCTGAATCAATAGGAAAACGATTATTGATATCAAAAAAAGTTTGTTTGAAATTTTGAACCAACAATACATGTTTCTCTTCTTCTGTTTTCATAATATTTTCTTTGAGTTTTTGTTTTATTTCATTTTGTTTTACATATTTAATAATATTTTCATCACTATTCCATTTGTTTCTAAATTTTTCAGTAGCAATTAATACATCACATATTTCAGGTTTAGCAATATTTTTGATTTCATCACTATTTTTAAAAGAATATTTGAAAGATGCTATAATTTTTTCAGGTATATTAGGACTGGTTTCCATAAGACGATCAAATTCCTCTTTATTCATTTTTAACATTTGTGCTACTTCCATTCTTTCATCTGGGTGTTTAGCTAATTCAATCTTAATATTGCGGTAAAATTTATCCCATGCAATTGCACTTACTCTATGAGCTTCATTTAATTGTGTTATCTTTAAGAATTGTTGAATAGTAGTTATAATTCCTGCTAAAATATTGAATCCACCAACAATCATTGCAAAATAATTTTGATAATCTACAGGAACACGTTCTTGTGCAAAATTAGCAGTTCCGGTTACAGTAGAAATAACAATGACAGGAATAGTATACCATGCATTTAAATAGGAATATAACGCGTTTGATTTTGCGTGTAACCACCTATTACACATTGCTTTATCAGCCCACTCTATTAAAATGGCTTCATGTTCAGGAGTCCAAGAGAAATGTTGTTTATCATTTGCGTTGGTAAGTGTTGTAGTGAGATCTTCATTATTATTGTTCATAATCGTATAATAAACTATGAGTATATATTTTTTTTTTCAAATTTTTTACGTTTAAATTTTTTAAAAAAAGTCTCAATTAATATTTTTTTGTTAAAAATTATATTAATATTTATAAATGGACGCAGATTCACGCCTACACACATTAAAAAATACATTTTCTACTATATTGAATAATCGTAAAGATTTGTTAAATACATTTGCACATCAACAAGTAAAAATACAATTATTAAAAAACAATTATACAGAATATGTTAAGAATAATAATTCTACTTTATTAGTTTTTGGTTTAGACACTTTTAATTTTCAATCCAAATTATTGGATATGGAATATGAGGAATTGAACAAATTTTTTATGATAATAAACAATCGAATTTATTGCGAATATTTTAAATTATACAAAATAATTATTGAATATTTGAATAAAAATATTAAAGAGCCTAAATTGTTGGATATGACAAAAACAATTAATAGATTTCCAGTTTATAAAGATTTAGAACCTTATAAACAATATGACATACAGATTATATCAGATATTCATGAACAAATAATATTAGTATTGACTGGATTTGACATATTTATTACAAACAAAGAAACAGTTTTAAAATCGCACATCCAAAAGAAGAATATTGGGTTTAATTTAGATAATTTTGTAAATACCTACAATTATGAGATAACTATTATACGTGAAAAACTGAGTTTGTTTTTGGATTATATTGATTTTTTTCATAAAATTCATTCCAAGTACCTAAATACTTTTTCGGAAAAGTTGAATTTGATGATTACAGAATTAAACAGAGATATACATCCAGATGCTACAAACGATCCAGTTGTTGAGAGAGTTATCGTGGAAGAACCAGTTGTTATTGAAGAGAAGGTAGTTGTTGAGGAACCAGTTGTTGTTGAAGAACCAGTTGTTATTGAAGAGAAGGTAGTTGTTGAGGAACCAGTTGTTGTTGGAGAGAAGGTAGTTGTTGAGGAACCAGTTGTTGTTGAAGAACCAGTTGTTGTTGAAGAACCAGTTGTTGTTGAGGAACCAGTTGTTGCTGAGGAATCAGTGGTTGAAGAAGAACCTGTTGTTATCGAAGAAGCTGTTGTTGAAGAACCTGTTGTTATCGAAGAAGCAGTTGTTGAAGAACCTGTTGTTATCGAAGAACCTGTTATTGAAGAACCTGTTGTTATCGAAGAACCTGTTATTGAAGAACCTGTTATCGAAGAAGCAGTTGTTGAAGAACCTGTTATCGAAGAAGCAGTTGTTGAAGAACCTGTTGTTATCGAAGAAACTGTTGTGGTTGAAGAACCTGTTATCGAAGAAGCAGTTGTTGAAGAACCTGTTGTTATCGAAGAAGCTGTTATTGAAGAAGCAGTTATTGTTGAGGAATCAGTGGTTGAAGAAGCACTTGTTGAAGAAGCACTTGTTGAAGAAGCTGTTATTGAAGAAGCAGTTGTTGAGGAACCAGTTATTGAAGAAGCAGTTGTTGAGGAACTAGTTATCGAAGAAGAAGTTGTTGAGGAACTAGTTATCGAAGAAGAAGTTGTTGAGGAACTAGTTATCGAAGAAGAAGTTGTTGNNGAAGAACCAGTTGTTGAGGAACCAGTTGTTGTAGAAGAACTTGTTGAAGAAGCTGTTATTGAAGAACCAATAGATCAAAATAAAGATACAATAATAGAACAATTAATGAAAGAAGCAATAATAGATTATAAAGAAAATAATAATTTATTATCAGAAGAAATAACAACTATAAAAAAAACTATAAACAACTTGAAATTAACAGTTATTGTTGAAGAAATTGCAGATGAAACAAGTATCAAATCAATAGAAGAAACTGATTTTCATGAAGAACCTATTGTTGCTGAAGTATTACTAGAAGATCCATGTGTTAATAATGAGGTAGTTGTTACTGAAGAAGTTGTTGTTAATGAAGAACCTGTAATTGAAGAAGAAGTTGTTACTGAAGAAGTTGTGGTTAATGAAGAACAGGTCATTGAAGAAGAAGTAGTTGTCAATGAAGAACTGGTCATTGAAGAAGATACAGTTGTTCAAAATGACGAAGAAATATTATCAGAATTATCAATATCCGAATCAAATGAAGAATCGTCAAATACTTCTACATCAAGTGAAGAAATGTTAAGATAAAAATTATGTAAACAAAGATGTTGAAAATATACAACGTTTCAAAATAAAATATAAAATTGAAATAGATTTTATATTTTATACATGAAAAACATAAATACACTATTAGCACTACAAATACACAATCATGGAAAAGCGCATTAATAAAAAACTAGAAACTTACATTACTGATTTTAAACAGAATCTTCGAGATAAAATCGATTCTATTCATTTTACGGATGCAGAAAAAGATAAAAATAGTATAATTCAATATATTTACGAGTATGAACGATTAAATATAACAAAAGAAGATTTTTCAAAAAGAAAACGTGTTAAAAATATGGTACCTTTATTCGATCGCTGTTGTGCAAAGAGAGCAAGTGATGAACAATGTACAAGGAAAAAGAAATCAGGGTTTGAATATTGTGGTACTCATATAAAAGGAACTCCTCATGGAATTGTTTCTCAATCAGAAGAAAATGTACCAACAACAAATAAAGTGGAAGTTTGGGCACAAGAGATTCAAGGGATTATTTATTTTATAGATGATAATGAAAATGTATATAGAACCGAAGACATTGCTTCAAATACATGCAATCCGAAAGTAATAGCGAAATATAAAAAAAATGGTGATGTTTATACGATACCAGAATACGGCATATAATAGACCCATATTATATATACCAGACAACACACCACATCATTCTATAAATAATCAATGTCCTTTCTGTAAATAACAGTATTATTCAACAAAAGTTCAGAAAAATGTATTAATTTACCATAATTTTTTTCCAATAAATCAACTGCTGTATAATACGCATTTTGAACTAGTTCCAGCGATTCTTTGTCCATCATAAATTTTGTATGATCTGAATATTTATCCCCCATAGATAAACTTCTTCCTAAAAATGGATTCGAATCATCACTAACATCCTCATTAAAAAATACTTCCAATTGTGTTCCCATACCAAAATTTCCAATCATTCTTTTTGCTAGTTTGTTAGCTTGTCTTAGATCCTCAACGGCACCCAATGAAATGTAGTCATTTCCATAAAATATTGCTTCTGCTGCTTTGCCTCCCATACTGACAACCAATCGTTTTTTCAACACATCTTTTGTATATAATCCACTGTTTCTAATTTCAGATTTTTCATTAAACAAAGTATATCCTCCAGCACCATTGTATGTAGGTTGGATAGATGCTTTTTTGAAATCAAATGTTTCATTGTACAATAACGTTAAAATAGAATGTCCACTCTCATGAATGGCTACTCTTTTTTGCGTAGTAAAATCAACCGTAGCATTTTTTCTAATTAATCCAACAATCGATTTTTCAAATGCTTCAAATATATATTCTTCTTGTAATTTTGTAAATTTATTTCTTGCTGATAAAATAATCGCTTCATTAATTAAATTCTTTATCTGTGCACCTGAAAACCCTTCTGTCATTTCAGCAATACCTGATATATCAAAACTATGTTCAATGTTTTTATTGTTCAAATAATATTCAACAATTTTCTCTCTAGAATCTTTATCTGGAAGTGAAACGCGAATGATTCTATCAAATCTTCCTGGTCTTAAAATTGCTTGATCCAATACATCTCTTCTATTGGTTGCTGCAATTACGACAATATTCTCATTGCTGTTAAATCCGTCCATTTCATACAATAACTGGTTTAATGTTTGCTCTCTCTCATCATTCGCCATATTAATACCAGCGCCTCTCTGTCTGGCAACAGCGTCAATTTCATCAATAAAAATAATACATGGGTTATTATTACGTGCATTTTGAAATAAATCACGTACTCTAGATGCACCCATTCCAACAAATAATTCTACAAATTCTGATCCAGATATAGCAATAAAAGTAGAATTTGTTTCTCCTGCAATTGCTTTGGCTAATAAAGTTTTACCAGTTCCTGGAGGTCCTTCTAATAGGATACCCTTGGGCATTTCTGCTCCCATTTTGTTAAATAATTCTTTATTTTGAATGTAAGAAATAACTTCAACACATTCTTCTATAACTTCTGGACTACCAGCCCAATTCGCCAACGTAATATTGGATTTTTGCATTAAATCACTTTCTTTATCTTGTGGCATAGGTGGCATAAAAGAGTTGAAAAACCCTTGATTTCTTTGAGCGGTTCCAGATTGAATATTTGGTTTAAAACCCGGACCGTTCATCATATTATTATTTGAATTGATACTTCTTCTAATAAATGACAATACTGATGATATCAATAAAAGGGGAATAATAAAAGAGACTGAATTTGAAATAAAATTAAAGCCATTTTCAGTATTTACAATGAATCCAGGACGTAAATCGGTTATAATTATAGGAGTACGTGTTTCTGATGATTTTTCTATTACATTTGGAATTAATACAGGATTTACACTAGCAATGTGATAATGAATATAATCATAAAAGGTTTCTGGATTCTCTTGAGATACAACATCGTCTTCTATATCACCACCAATTTCATTGTCAACTGTAACAATTTCATTCATTTTTTTATCAACGTATATTTTTGATACTTTATGATCGATTATATCATTGATAATATTGTTGTAATTGTCCTTTTTAAAATAGTACTTGTACTTGGTTATAAATTCGACATTGTCGTTTACCATAAAAATGGTTCTAGTATTTGGACCACTATATGACACGCCATATGAAATAGTGTTTTTAATAATATTATTAAATCCAAATAAAGTGTTGAATTGTGAAAAAAATATCATGCATATTAGGTGTAGATTTTTTTGCATTTATACTAATAATTAAACAATATATATTTAAATTATTATATAAATATATTGTTTAATTATACTATAAGGATCCAATGTATCAAAATATAATACATTTATTTTTCTTTGTATTCTTAACAAATACAAGTAGTTTTTTTGTAAAAAACTTGGCATACACAAGAAAAACTATTTTGCGTTTATCGGATAATATAGAAAATATAGAAAACATAAAAAATAGCTATATTAAACCAACACCAAAGTTTCATCGTTTTGGTTTACATCCTAGATTAGAGTCACCAAATGACAAAGGCCAATTAACATGGTATCCAATCGGATTCGCGAAAGATTTTGGAAGAAAACAAAAACGAGTAACAATAAAAGACGTTAATTATATTGTTTGGAGAGATAAAAAAGAGTATTTTGGATTAAGAGATTCGTGTAGTCACCAAGGATCATCTTTTATGCAAGGCGAATCATGTAAAAATACAATTACGTGTCCATATCACGGATATGTTTTTAATGGTGAAAATGGTGAACTACTTGATATTCCAAAAATGAAATGTGTCGAATCAAAATTACACAATATAGATTGTTATAAAGTAGTAGAAAAAGGTGATATGGTTTATTTGAATACTATTCCGGTATTAAATTCTACAATGAAGGATACATTAGATGAATCCTCTATTTTTGTAGAACCAGAATATTATTCGAGTGAACAACGTGCTGTTATGCTTTCAGAAGATTTTGAACATTATGCCAAATTNGTAACAGTAAATAGTTTGGATATATGTCACATAGGGTTTGTTCATACATTTGGAAATAAAAAACATCCAAATCCTATNAAAAANTCAAATGTAATCAAGTTAAACGATACAGAGAATCANTACAAAATAATATATGAATATATTGCTGGAGAGAAATCACTAGTAAATAAAGTATATAAAATAGATAATATTACGGTTGAAAATGAATATGTATTACCTCATTCAACAGTAGCACGCGTTAAATTTGGCGGATATACATCAACAATTGTAACCCACGCGTTACCAGTATCAACATTTAAAACAACGCTTTTTGTAAAAGCTTATAGAAATTACTGGAGTTATAATAACAAAGAAGACAATTATTTAAATCTCTTGTATCCATTCGAGTATTTGGTAAATTTAGTGGGCGATAGATTTACATATAATACAATGTTTACAACTTTAAAACAAGACAAAAAAATAGTAGATTATATTGATAAATCCAGTTATGAAGGAATGCATGGTAAATTCAGTATAGTTTATGATATTTTTTCAAACCATTACAGAAATAATTATAAATTATTTTACGAAGAAGAACACATGTTTTAGATATTTTATTGCACCTTTGTCTCATTTATAATAAAAATTGAATTATTATTATAAATATTTATAGCAAATCAAAATACAACCAACTTACAACCAACTTACAATGTATATACTAAAACGCTGGATTAATATTGAAAATCTTAATTGGGACAATTTATCCAGAAACCCAAATGCGATTGATTTGTTAAAAGAAAATCCAGATAAAATTAATTGGAACTATTTATCTGAAAATCCAAATGCTATTCCCTTATTAGAAGCAAACATAGATAAAATTCGTTGGCCCATGTTATCACATAATCCAAATTCTATTCCTATATTAGAAGCAAATCAAGATAAAATTGGTTGGCCTGATTTAATAGATAATCCGAATGCTGTACATTTATTGGAAAAAAATTTTCATAAAAATTTTTGTAGGGAATTTATATCAGCAAATACAGGTGCTATTGAATTTTTGGAAAAAAATTCATATATAATTAATTGGGCTATTTTATCAAGCAATCGAAATGCGATTCATTTGTTGGAAGCAAACCAAGATAAAATTGATTGGTTTTATTTATCAAAAAACCCAAATGCGATTCATTTGTTGGAAAAAAATCAACACAAATTAGATAGATTTTGTTGGCTAGTTTTATCAAATAATCCAAATGCGATTCCTATATTAGAAGCAAACCCAGACAAAATTGACTGGCGTTGTTTATCAAGCAATCCAAATGCTATTCCCATATTAGAAGCAAACCCAGACAAAATTGATTGGCCTAGTTTATCAAGAAACCCAAATGCAATTCATTTGTTGGAAGCAAACCCAGATAAAATTTATTGGGAGAACTTTTCAAAAAACCCAGCAATCTTTGATGTATTAGATTGTGAAGCATTAAAACAACGTTGTCTTATTTATAGTGAGGAATTGATACAAAAAACAATGCATCCTTCAAGAATTCAAAAATATCTAGATATGGGAATCAGTATTGATGAATTAGATAATTGTATTTAATGGGCGTTTTAATTTTATTAAACAACTTAAAATTTACTTGAGTAATAATATATTAAATATGGGAATTTATGATAATGGTAGTATGTTTGGAATAAGAATATATAATTTTAATGATGATGATTTTGCGAATATATTATTTGAAGAAAAATATCATGAAATAATGAGTCATCAACAAATGAGGGAAGCATATTTATTCTATACTGAGTTGAATAANAAAAATGAATTGCGTTTTCAATATTATACTGAATGTAGTAACACATATAGTGAAGGAATTTATTTAAATTGGCATCCAATGACGTTAAATCTATTTTTAGAAAAATTCGGCATTTGAAATGAGAAAAGGTGTATAAACTGTATAAAGATATTTTAGTGGATATAAATATATTCAATAAAAATGCGAATTTTGTATATGCTATATCCATTATTTTTTTTTATTAGTATTCCATCTATGAATGGATTTATATTGCAACCAAAACAATTATATAACAAACAAAAAAACATGCATTTGTTATCAAACCCAAAACCACATCATGATAATATAATAATAAAAAAACTACGAAATATATCAAAATTAACACGAAGCGGTAATATAATACCTACACTTTTATTATCATTTTCAGGAGGGTGGATTATGAATCCATCTATATCAAGTTTAATTCATTCAATACCATTCATAGCGTCAAATATAAATGCTGTATTGGTAATGTCTTTGAGTATGATTTTAAATGATTTATTTGATATAGAAGTCGATAAATTGAATAATCCATCTAGACCGTTAATAACAGGTGAAATTTCAAAAATAGAAGCGATAACCTTATCAGGGTTGTTATTAGTAATAATAAAGTATTTAACTAATAGATATTTACCAGGCAATATTCAATTTATAACAGATTTGATACTATTTGACATAGTATTATATACGCCTATTTTAAAAAAATTAACATTTGTTAAAAATTTAAACTGCGCATTAATAGTTTCATTTTCGTTATTGTATTCCGGGTTATGTGTATCTCAGCATAATTTGTTGATAAATGATAAGCATTATGATATTTTGAGTATAACAATGAATTATATATTTTGGGGATCAATAAACAATGAATTAATGATGGATATATCAGATTTTGAAGGAGACAAACGAAGTGGAATAAAAACTCTTCCTGTAATTTTAAGTAGATCAGTTTCTCTCTTTATAGTGCACAGTATTTTATTTTGTAATACAATGTCGAATTCATTATCATTGGCTTATATATATAATAACATTCAATATGGTATAATACCAGTTTTATTATATTTTCCTATTTTTTTCGATTTATTAAAAGTACGCAAATTAAACTATTCGACATTTATGATAACAAAAACATTAAATAACTCCACTAAGCCGATGTTTTTAATGTTACTATACATGTGCGTTTTATCCTATAAGTTATAATATATATTTTTTTCATACATTGTGAATATCGCAGAATTTGACATGGATGAAATTAGTAAAAAGATATTAAAAGATGCGTTAGGGTTAGATCCAGATAATTTAAATGAATCCCTTATTCCGAGAGAAGTTTTATTAGATGACACCAAGTACGAAGAAATAAAACCCTTTATAAATGAATTAAAACAGAATATGAATTCAACGTTTCTTACCGCACTACATAATGATGCAGAGGAAAAGCAACGATGGCCTTTATTAAATTTAGTAAGACAAATATTGCATGTATATAAATATAAAATGACACCAATCCGAAAATCAGATGGATATACGATTGACAAAAAGAAAAAATTTAGGCGTTATTTTCTAATTCAACATGTATAAGTTTACCACTATATCTTTTATGTTAATACTTATTTAGAAATATAACATCTTATAAATATAATAAATGTTAAAGTGGTGGAAATGTTTGTCTTTGATGATTCTGTATACTCCTGTTAGAACCCATTTATTTAACAACAGAAATGGGTTAATATCACATACCAATCCAACACGGTTTATTAGTATGAAAAAAACGAATATGAATGATAGAAAATATATTCCAATATACTATCCAAAAACGGAAAATCAGATTAAATATGTGGATCAATTATCGAATGAAAACAATACGATAATTATAGCGTTAGGTCCTGCTGGTACTGGTAAAACTTTATTTGCGTGTTCAGAGGCAATTAAGCAGTTAAAATTTGGAACAATTGATAAAATAATAATAACACGACCGCTCGTTACAGTAGAAGAAGATTTAGGTTTTTTACCGGGAAATATTAATAAAAAAATGGATCCATGGACACGTCCTATTTTTGATATATTTTTAGAAGTGTTTTCACAGAGAGAAATAGATGTAATGATATTAAATAATGTTATAGAAATTTCACCTTTAGCATATATGAGAGGTAGAACGTTTAAAAATGCATTTATAATAGCAGATGAGATGCAAAATAGTTCTCCAAACCAAATGATGATGTTAACAACTAGAATAGGTGTGAATAGTAAAATGGTCATTACTGGAGATTTAAAGCAAACAGATAAAGGTAATAATAGTGGTTTATCTGATTTTGTAGATCGATTTGAACTTTATAAAAAGTATGATATAAACGCACAAAAAAACGATTCGGATAACAAAAACATCGAGGTGATTTATTTAGGGAAATCAGATATAGAGAGAAATCCAATCGTTAAAAAAATAATTGATATTTACCAATTTGATGGTAAAAATGAGAATAATATTCCAAAAAAGGCATACAATTATGAAAGTACATATGAATATGGTTATGGATATAGATCTGATTATGATTATGAATCAACTAATAAAACTAATCTCAAAATAAATAAAAAATATGATAATGATGCTGCTATGATTCCATTAAGAGAGATAACAGGAAGAAAATAAAATCCGTTCCAAAATAAATAAATAAATAAAAAAAATAAAATGTAGGTATAATATATAAAAAATGCCAAGTCAAGGTCCAATGCAATCATCTGAATACAACAAAAACAACCAAAACCAACAAGGTGGTC